ATCGCGGCGGAAGTGGACTTCGTCGTGGCCGTAGCCGAAGCGCGCGCACAGGCTGCGGTGAAAATTCCGGTACTCGGCCAAGACCTGCATATGCCGGTACTTCTCGCCAGCCAGCGCGGCAGCGAGATACTTGGCGGCGTCCACCGCTGCACCCGATCCCTGGCAGTGGTCGCAGCAGACAACCACGTCATGCGCGTCCGGGCTGTTGTCACTCATCACGGTTATCCCGCCGCTACCTTCGCAACGGGGGCAAGCATCCGCCTGGCGCTCGTCCTGCGCATCCTCCACCGTGGATACGGGGGATGCAGGGGCGGCATTGCACAACAGGCGCACGTCTTCGACCCATGAGGGATAGACGGCCTCGCCGCCAGCCGCGTGCATCGCGTTGTAATCTGCGACCGCTTCGTCAGCGAGCTTCAACAGCCGGGATTGGGGGGTGGACATGTCAGGCTCCTTGGGCGCGCGCGGCGCCGGCTTCGAGTTCGGCCTTGATCTGGGTCTGGCGGATCAGATCCTCGGCGTCGTCGCAGTTCATGAAGGCGCCGATACGGCGCAGGGTTGGTAGCAGCGCTTTCACGCGCTCCATCAGGGGGTGATCGATCGGCGCGCCGTTGGCCAGGCGCACGGCCACCTGGCGCAGCGCGGAGACATCCCGCGTCTTGCCGTGGCGCGTCGCCCACATTTCGAAGAAGTCCGCGACGCCGTCCACCGCGCCCGCCGCGGGATAGGCGAAGCCGTCGCCGTGGCTGCGCAGGATCGCTTCGCCCTGCACCGAGTCGACGGTTTCGTGGATCTCGATCTGGCGCAACCAGTCTTCCAGGGGACCAATGGCGCACTGCGACTTCACCAGCATGGGGATGACCGTAGGGCGCTTCACGTAGCGCTTGTTGCGGCGGGGCTTGCGGGCGTGGGGCATTTTTTTCGGTATCAGGTGGCCAGGCGCCGGCGGCGGTGGGGGTGCTTGAGGTAGCCCGCCGCCGGGCCGGCCAAAGGGTTACGCCGCTTCCGGCTCCAGGTTCAGGCCCAGCGAGCCCTGCTTGTCGACGGCGGGCGTGATGCTGATCGTGATCTCGTTGCCCAGCACCTCGTAGAGCTTCTTGACCTGCTCGCCGCTCGGGTGGCACTTCACGCGGAAGGTGAGGATCACGCTGCCGCCTTCCATGATTTCAGCGGCGAACCCGTCAACGTCGGCGGGGTCCAGTTCGATATCGGAAGCGCCGCCCAGGCCGAAGCCGATCAGCACCTTGGCGCCTACCAGCTCGTGCTTGAGGCGGAGCTTTTCGATCAGGTCGCCAAAGCGGCGCACAGTCAGTGCCTCGCCCACGGGCATCTCGGCCTGGTCCGGGGATTCCTCTTGCTTGTAGAGAAACGAGCGCAGCACCGGATGGAATTCGGACAGCACGCCATTGCCATCGGTGAAGCTGATCTTCAGGTCAGCGGCGCCCGCCGGCTCTTCGCCGTGGCGCTCGGTGCGCACGTTGATGTGCGCCAGGGTTGCGGTTTGCTTGGTAATCGAGAACATGGGGCAGGGCTCCAGGGTGCTACGTTGGGAAAGGGTCAGGCGGCTTTGCGCCGCAGGGTGTCGACCATCGCGCGCAGCTCAGCTTCGAACTGCAGCAGGGCGGTCAGCAAGGTCTTGATGTAGGCTTCGTCGCGCGGGATGCGCTGCACGTACAGGCGCCAGGGCTCGGCCATGCGCGGGTCGTAGCTGATGAAGTCCCACCACTGGCGGCCGGTCACGAGCATGTTTCCCTGCACCTGCGGGATGTGGCCTTCTGGCATGCCTTCCAGCCAGGTCTGGATATGGACCTGCTCGTCGTGGGGACACTTCATCTCGATGCCGCCGTCAGCGCCGATCAGGCCGTCCGGGCTGGCGCCGATGAAGTCGTGCGTCGGGTGCAACACGAAGCCGCTGTCCTCGACCAGCGCGCCTTTCTCGACCATGTAGGCCTCCTTGGCGGCGTCTTCCAGGTCGCGGCCCCACGACAGGGACTTCGCACCGATCTCGCGGCGCGGGATGCCGGCCAGCCGCTCGAATGCCAGCGTGCGCATCAGCTTTGTGCGTTCCAGCGTGGGTTCGGCCACCTTCAACTGTCCCTTGCGCGGGCCGCTCTTGTAGACGCCCTCGGCGGGCGTGATCGCGATGGCCGCGGCGAAGTTGCTGGCGGTGATCTTGCCGGCGCGTTCTTGCCGCCATTCCTCGGTGCGTTGTTCGGCGGGCGCGTTCATTCCTGCACACCCTCGAAGGGGTTGTCGCCGGCGCCCGGCTTATCCTGGGGGCTGGGCTGCGCGGGCGCCGCGTCCTCGGCTTTGGCCAGGGCCTCGATGCGGGTGATCTCGTTCTTGCCAACGGCGGCGCGGCCATCTTTGCCCAGCGCCATCCAGGCCGCGGTCAGGTCTGCGGTGCGCTTCTCGGCGGGATCATTGCTGCGCGCGATCATTTCCAGGTCGCGGATGATCTGGTCGCGGTCGACCTGCACCGCCGGCTGCGGCTTCGCGGCCTGAGCGAATTCGGCGGCGGTCTTCGGCGTGATATCGCGCTCGCGCGGTTGCGCATCGATCAGCTCGTCGGACGTGTACACGCCCAGCAGCGCGCCAGGGGTGTAAGCGCGGGTCCAGTTCTTCACCTGCAGGTAACCCATCTGCTGGCGCGGATTGGTCTTCCACAGCGGCGAATTCTTCGTGGTGACGTCGGAAATCTTGAGCCATTCGCTCCAGGTGATATCCGCCTCGCCGGCGATTACGGCGCCCACGCGACATTCCAGGGTGTTGCCGTCGCCCTTGTATTCGTAGTGGAACCGGCCGGCGATGGCGCCGGACGACTGCACCACCGCGTTGACCAGTTGCGCCTCGTAGCCAAGCGTGCCGTTCACCAGGTGGGTTTTCTGGGCCACCACAAACGGGTTCATGTTCCACTGCATCGCCTGCATGATCACGGCCATGCAGTCGGACGGGTTGCCCTGCAGGTGTTTGGGCACGGTGGCGCGGCCCGCCGCCATCATCTCGGCCGCGCGCATCATGGCCTCCATGTTGTCGGCGTGCAGCACCAAGCCGCTGGTGCTGGTGTTCGCCGCCGGCAGGTCCAGGGCGGTGGTGGGTTGTTGGTCGATCGTGGTGGTGTCAGACATGGTGGTCTCCTGCCCGAGACTCGGCCGGGCGTAGTGGATGGGTTAGGCGGGGGTAACTTCGGGCTGCGTAGCGGCAGCGATAGCCTCGTCGCGCGCGACGCGGGCGTGCTTCAGTTCTTCCTCGTCGCCGTCGCGTTCAGCGGCGCGCCACTGCATCAGGGCATCCAGCATCTCCGGCGCTGCGCGGTGCAGGCGGTCCAGTTCTGCCTGGCGCTCGGCGCGCGCGGCGGCTTCCTTCTCCTGCTGGGCGCGGGCCTCGGCTTCGGCGCGTTCCTGCTCGGCGCGGCGCGCGGCGGCCTGCTGCTCTTCGAACTCGCGGCGCTGGCGGTCGATTTCTTCCTGCTGGGCGCGCAGCGCGGCGGCGGCCTCATCCTGCTGGCGCTTGAGCGCCGCCGCGGCTTCGGCATCCTTGCGAGCCTGCTCGGCGCGCGCGGCTTCTTGGCGGGCGTTCTCGGCGTCGCGCTCGGCCTGCAGGCGGCGCTGCTGCTCTTCCAACTCGGCGCGCTCCTTGGCCAGGCGCTCGTCCTCGGCCTTGCGCGCGGCGGCAGCGGCCGCTTCTTGCTCCAGGCGCTGACGCTCCAGCTCCGCCCGCTCGGCGGCCAGGCGCGCGGCTTCCTGTTCCTGCGCGAGCGCGGCGCCGTGCATTTGTTCCAGCTTGGCGACGGTGTCCGCCTGCAGGGCCATGGCCTCGCCGGCGCGATGTTCGTACAGCTCGGTGGTGATGGGCAGCTCGGCAACAGCGGCCAACAGCGCGGCGATATCGGCGGCGCTCTTGCCCGCGGCCTGCACCGGGTACTGGCTGATGGCGTTGATCCGCGACTGGATGGCCTGCTGGCGCGCCAGTTCGGCCGCTTCCTTCGCCGCCTTGATTTCGGCCTTGCGCGCCTCTTCGGCCTTGATCTGCGCGTCGATCGGCTCTTCAACTGCCTTTACCTCGTCCTTGATCTTGGCCAGGATGGCGCGCATCTCGCGCTGCTTGGCCAGCATCGGCTTGTTCCAGCCTTCATAGGCGGCATCGGCCGACGTGCGGATGCTGACGCAGCGGGCGCGCGCGGCGCGGGCGGCCTTGTCGCCGGCCGTGGTGGTGACGTCGAACTGCACGCCGGCCAGCTCCTGGCGCAGTTCGGCCAGGCCCTTCTGCACGGCGTTGAATTCGATGATCGCGGCGGGTGCGTCGAGCACTTCGTCTACAACTTCGGTCATGGTGGTGGTCTCTCAGGGTTGGCGCGCGGCCACGGCGGTCTTGCCGCAGCCTTCGCAGGCGGTGAGGGTGGATTGGGCGTCGAGCGTCGGGCCAAGCACGCAGGCCATGAAGACGCCGGCGCAGAGGGCTGCGGCGCCGAGCAGCAGGTCGCCGTGGGCGCGCAGGAGGCGGCGGATCATGCGCTTCCCCATTGCTCGTCAGTGAGTTCAGGGCGCGGGTCGCGGTAGCCGTCGACGCGGCAGCGCTGCTGCGGAATCAGGATGCTGGCAGGGGCTTTGGGCCGAGCGATGGCGCAGGCTGGGCACTTCACCCCATACTTGGCGCGCACCGCCTTCCTGTAGTCCTTGAGCGCCTTGTATGCTTCGATCATTTCGCTCATTGGGCACCTCGCGCGGCCAGCATGGCGTCGGCGATGGCGTAGGCAAACTTGGCGGATTCAGCCGGATCCGGCCGCTTTTCCACGCAAGCAGCAAGCTCGCCCTGCATGGCCTTTGCCGCGAAGTAGTCGCGCAGGGTCATGCCCTCGTAGTTCTTGCTGATGCTGCTGGTGCGGCTGAGGGGGAAGGCCGCACCGCCGTCGTTGATCTCGTTCATGCTGACTTCCTCAGAAAGGCCATCCAGGCGTCGCCCAGCAGGCCCATGGGGTACGCGGCAAGCAGGCCGCACAGGGTGAAGGCGGCGACGGCGATCACAGGCACGCCTCGGCTTCGTCCGGGTCCATCTCGGCCAGCTGGCGGTTGGCCAGGCCCTCGATGCAGTTGCCCAGGTGGCCGGCCAGGAACACGCCCACGCTCGGCACGCTGGAGCCGATCAGCAGCACCAGCAACACGGCGCCGGGGTTGTCGGCCAGCTCGTCCATCAGGTGTTCCGCCCAGTCGGCCGCCGTCAGCCCGTAGGCCGTCGGCGTTTCGTTCGACAGGCAGGCCACCACGGCCGCCACGGCCTGCGCCTGCGTCACCACCGGCGCGTCCTCGTCGGGCTCGCGCGGCAGGGAGTAGGGCGGCGCGACCCGCAGCAGGTCGTCCATCAGTTCTGCGTGATAGGCACCCATGGTCAGTTCCTCGACGCGCGGTCGGCCTCGACGGCCATCTTGCGGTAGTGCACGGCGGTGGCGTACTCGGCGAACATGCCGGGCCACGTGGCGGCGATCAACAGCTGGTTGACGGGGTCTGCCGCGCGCCAGAGCAGCGCCAATTGCTTGGCGAACCGTCCGCCGGTCACCAGCATTTCGCTGACGATCTCGTCGGGCGTCGCGTTCGGCTTGTTGGGGGTGTCCATGGTGGTCTCCTTGCCCCGGCACCCGGGGCGGGTGGGGAAGGTCAGGCGGCCTGCTGCTCGGCCGGCTTCTCGCCGCCAGGCACGGCCGGCGACATCGTGACGATCGTGTGCAGCACCGGCTTCCACTTCTGCCACCACGCCAGCGCCGACGAATCCATGCGCGCGATCTGCTCGTCCGTGAACGACCACCACGCTTCCAACGTGTGGAACTGGCAGCCGATCTGCATGTGCGTGGCGGTGTAGGACACAGGCCAGGTGTCGCACTGGACGGCCTTAAGTTCGCGGAGGTTGCCGCTGGCGCCCCAAATGCTGCTGAGCTCGCCCAGGTCGGCACCGCGCAGGTAGGCATCGCGCAGGTAGGCACCGCCCAGGTTGGCGCCGCGCAGGTCGGCACCGCCCAGGTTGGCGCCGCGCAGGTCGGCACCGCCCAGGTTGGCGCCGCCCAGGTTGGCGCCGCGCAGGTAGGCATCGCGCAGGTAGGCACCGCCCAGGTTGGCGCCGCGCAGGTCGGCACCGCGCGCCACAGCCTGCTCCAGCGCGACACGAGCAATCAGCCCGCTCTCGGTGCCCTCGGGCACATCAGCCGTGAAGAGCACGGCGCCGGTCCAGCGGTTCTTGATCTCGTGTTTCAAGGTCTTCTCCCTGTTTCCCACCGGGTGGTGGGGTGTTGGGAGACATTACATCAGATGATGTATTTGCCGTCTACATCAAATGATGATCTTTTTTGTAACAGGCGTAGAAAAGGCCGTCCCTGGCATGCGCGCGGGAGCTGCGGACAGGCGTTGAGTGTTGTGGCCTGCTAATCTTGCAAGCCAGGAGGGAGGTCAGAGATGAAGCTGCATGCCGGGTATGTTGTCGTGCTATGGGGCCTAGGGGCCCACGCCGTAGCAGGTAATTCAGCGCTCACGCCACAGCAAACGCATGAGCTCGTGCAGCAATATGCGCGATCGCAAGGGCTCTGTTCGACACATGGAGCGGGATCGAAGATAGCGAACGAGGAATGCCCCCGCGTTGCTGAGTACGAGAAGAAGCTGACAGCGGCAGGGCTGAATCCAGGGGAGGCATTGAGCCGGCTTTTTGACGGGTGTAGGCGATACAGCTCCGCGTACATGCTGGCCAGCATATCGAGAGACAACAGACAGCCGCCCGCGAGTGCGTTAGCACAGCTCAAGGCAGAGAAATGGTTGAAGGTCGATGAGAAGACTCTCAAGAGCGTCGTGAACACTACCTACTTCGAACCGTGGGCGCTGGCGCTGCCTTCGCAACAGCTAACACGCGCTGTGGACTATGACTGCCGATACGGCCCAGATCCCCGTTGGCAGCCGCTCAAGTAGGCATGAAAAAGCCCGCTCGGGGCGGGCTGTCTCTGTGCTGCGGTAGCGGTGCTGGCTACTTGGCCTGGGGCGGCTGTGCGGGGGAAGGGGCTGGCGCCGGCTGCGGCGCGATAGGCGTGACGGCCTGAGGATATCCTTGTTGCGGCATGGCTGGTGCCAGGCGTTGGATACCGAAGTAGATCGCACCCACGACTGCAATGATGCTGACGATCCACTTGTAAATGTCGGTGTGGGCTTTTTCGACGGATGCGCGGATGCTGCTGATATCCAGCTTTGCGTCAATGCTCGCGAGGGTCGTTTTGATCGAGCTAACGTCAGACTTCAAGGTGCTGACGTCACCCTTCAGCGTGTCAACGTCCTTCTCGATCCGGCCGAGGCGGCCGTCGATGTCATCGACACGTTTTTCAAGGTGATCAAGGCGGTCCATGCCTCCATTATTGCCGCCAGACGATCCACTTGCAATTCCACCTCCTCCCGGAATTGGGGGCTGTTTGGACCAGTGGGAAGCCATTTGCTTGACGCTGCTCATTTGACCTCCTCCTGGTGTGGATTGTTTCGAACCCAATCGACCAATCGGCCATAACCAAACTGCCTCATGTGCCCGCATTGTATGCAGTCAGTCATCCAAACGGCGACACCAGGCAGGTTGCCACTGACAGAGTAGTCGCTGTGGAAGAGCTTCGTCCCTAGATAGAAACAACGCACGGATGAATCATCACTAGAGGTGAGTATGCCGGCTTCGTCGTGTCCACACGCCGGACAAAGTGACTTGACGCCCAAGGCGCCAAGATATCGAAGTGCGTCGTCATAAGAGACCATCTCGACATCAGGCCCTAGCGGTGGGCCGGGCTTGTGTTGTTCCGTCATATAGGATCAGTGTAGGTAAGGTCTGACACAAGGAAGAATTGGGGTGGTTCAGCCGTTGGGCGCTCGCACTCTAGAAATCCTCGCTACGCCACACCTTCAGCACGCGGCCGAAGACCTCGAAATCCATGGTGGGTTCGACGACCCAGGCCTGGTATGCGGGGTTCTCAGAGAGGGCGACGAGACCCTTTCCTGGGATCTTCTGCAGGCGCTTGATGAATCCTTCGCCATCCACCCGGAAGAAGTAGACCGCGTCATAGTCGGCCGTGACAACGCCGCGGTCGACCAGCAACGGGTCGCCGGGATTGAACATGGGGCGCATGGAATCGCCGAAGCCGGTCACGATGCAAAGGTTGCCGGCCGCGGTGGCGCCCCGCACGTTCTTGTTCAGCCACTCCAGGTCCACCCGCCAGCTCTTGATCATGCCAGGCTGGTCACGCAGCTCAAGGCCGTCGCCCATCTTGCCGCCAGTGTCGAACTGGGGAATGGGCACTTCATCATCTAGGAGCGAAATCCTGGCTTCGAGACGTGCTTCCTTAACTGCCGACTGTCGTGCGATATCCAAATGCAGTGGCTCGTTTCGACTCTGGAGCCAATTAGCCTCCATGATGCGCGCGAGTTTTTCACCCATCGATCTTCGGCCAGCGAGGATGTCAGCGATCTGTCGATCAGGTTTCCCTACATAGCGCGCGACCGCTGCTTGTCCAAAAGTATCGACAAGGGCCTGGAGATTCTCGCGTCGGGTGTCTGCTTGAGTGTTGGTGCTGGGCATCGCCGAATTACATCAAACGGTTAGAGCGAGCGCCATTCATCAAATGATGCTTGCTACATTCATCAAACGATGTAATATGGCGCATATGGACAAGCTCAAAGACTTCCTCAAGCCCCTCAGCCTTCCTCAGAGGGAGGCCTTCGCCGCAAGTTGCGGAACGACGTGGCCCTTCCTTCGCAACGTCATGTACGGGCAACGAACCGCCGGCGAAAAGCTCTGCGTCGCAATTGAGCGGGAGTCGGGCCGCGCCGTCACCCGGCAGGACATGCGTGAGGACTGGCGCGAGATCTGGCCCGAACTTCCCGAGCCCGCGCCGGCCCAGCAGGAGGCGGCGTGATGCTCGTCGAATTGCTTGCTCGGCGCGCTGCTCGTCACGCATGGCTTGTCCGGTATGCCCGCTGGGCGACCGCGCGCGCCACGTGGTGGTCGCGCTGGCATTTCCATGTCGGCCTGGCGTCAGCCTTTGGCCTTCTTGTCCTCTTCGTTGACCGCTAGGAGGGCCAGGATGCCGAACACCAGATGCCCGACGAACAACGCAAAGATGAGTGCTGTCGCCCAGCCGAAGACGGTGAGGGCTCTTTCGGCGCTCCCCATCAACTGCCCGACCGACGCCGCGGTGATATCCGGCATCTGCTTTGCGGCTGAGTCTCGGATGAGATCCATCGCGAGTTGTATGCCCAGGTACAGGCCCATCGACGCAGTGCCCAAGAACCCAATGATGTCGGTCAGCACACTGCTGATTGCCTTGTACACGCGCGGATGCCGATTCATCAGCGCGAACAGGCCGCCCAGCGCGGCGAACAGCGTGCCTAAGGCGAACTTCCAGTCCATGCCCATCCCCTTTCCCAAGAACGGTGAGTGTGAGAGCCGCCAGTTTAAGGGGAAGGGGCAGGGCGCCCAATTCGATGGACATGGCTCAGTGCACCGTCGCGCCGGCGCGGTCGTCGGTGGCCCATGCCATGCGGTCGCGCTCGGCGCGCAGCTCTTCAAAGATGGCCAGCACCGCGGCCTCGCTGGGGTCGACGAAGGTGCGCCGGGCCATGTCCTGGGCGGTGATGAGCAGCTTTTCGGTTTCGGTCAGATTTTTCATGCCGCCAGTGTGCCGAGCCGCGCTTTCAGCGGCATTCCCTTTCACTTGAACAGCGTTGAAGCCTCATGAACGCCCCTCAGATTCCCTCCGCATCACAGCCTCAGGGCGAAACCCTGATCCGCAAGGCCTTGACCACCATGTCCAAGGCCAAGCGCGCCGACGTCATGCAGGCGGCTGGCTGGAAAGATGAATCGTCGATCACCCAGGTACTGAACAACAACGCCGGCATCAAGCTGGAGCAGTTGGACGCCATCCTGGAGGTGTTCGGCCTGTCGATCGTCGAGCAGTGGTACATGGACTATCTGGCCCGTGGCAATGCCATCGGCGCCAACTGCTGCCGCGCCAGGCTGAGCCAGGGCACGTGCGGGGCGGCATAGCCATGCGCCAGCGCCTGTTGAACCCAAAGAAGTTCATTCTGCTGGGCCCGAGCCAGCAGGAAGCGGCGCAGGCGTTCCTGGCGAGCCTGCCCCTGGATGCTGAACATCCCTTTGAGGTGGTGGTGCGCGAGCTACAGAAGCCGCGCACGCGTGCGCAGAACGCCTTCTCCCATGCGTGGTACGGCGAGATCGCCGAAGCCCTGCCCGAGGACGACAAGCAGGGGTGGCGGTGCTATTGCAAGCTGCACCACGGCGTGCCGATCCTGCGCGCCGAGGACGAAGAATTCCGCGAGGCCTACGACGGCGCCATCAAGCCGCTGTCCTACGAGAAAAAGCTGCTGGCCATGCGCGTGTTCCCGGTCACGTCCCGGATGAACACCAGCCAACTGACCAGGTATGCGAACGCGGTGCGCGACGACTTTGCCGCGCGCGGCGTGCATCTCGAAGTGAAGGCGGTGTGATGCTCAAGCGCTCCGCACCCCTGACCCGCAAAACCGCGCTGCGCGCCACCGCATTCCGGCGAGCCCCCCAGGCCTTCGCCGGGGTTGACCGGCTCACCAGCGGCTCCAGCGCCAGCCTGGCGCGGCAGTCCACGCTGCAGCGTGCCGCCATCAAGCGCCGCGCGCCGAAGAAGCGCCCCGGCCACGAACCGAAGTACCTGGCCGCGTGCCGCGGCGAACCTTGCTTCCTCCAGATCCCGGGCGTCTGCCGTGGCGAGCGCGACACCGTCGTGCCGTGTCACGCCAACTGGAGCGACTACGGCAAGGGCATGGGCATCAAGGCCCCCGACATCTACACCGTTCCCGGCTGCGCGCGCTGCCACGCCTGCCTTGACCAGGGCATGACCCTGACCAAGGCCGAGAAGCGCGCGACCTGGGAATGGGCTTACACACGCTGGTCCGCCGCGCGCGACAGCAAATTGCAGGAGGCGCTCTGATGCGCGACTACGGGAAGGTCCATACCTCGTTCTGGTCCAGCGCCACCGTGAGCAGCATGTCCGAGGATGGACGCATGCTTGCGCTGTACCTGCTGACCAGCCCCCACAGCAACATCACCGGCGTGTTTCGGCTTCCTGATGGCTACGCCATGGAAGACCTGAACTGGACGCCGGAAAGGGTTTCGAAAGGGTTCGCGGAACTGTTCCGGAAGGGTTTCGCTAACCGTTGCGAAACCACCAAATGGGTGTGGATTTCGAAGCATCTGGAGTGGAACCAGCCAGAAAACCCCAACCAGCGAAAAGCCGCCAAGAAAATCGCGGTGTCAATTCCCGATGAATGCGGCTGGAAGCTAGGTTTCATGCGGGTTTGGGGCGAATCGCTCGACATTTCGCAGGAAGAATGGGGGAACCCTTGCGAAACCGTTCCGGAACCCTTCCTTAACCAGGAACAGGAACAGGAACAGAAGCAGGAGAAAGAGCAGGAAAAAAACAATAGCCGCACGACTCCGAAGCCCAAGTCCGGATCAGGCATCAACGCCGATGACCTGCAAGCCCGAGGTGTGGACCCTCAGGTGGCTACCGACTTCCTGGCGCTGCGCGCAAAGAAGCGGGCGCCCGTCACGGCCACGGCGCTGGCTGGCCTGGAGCGCGAAGCCGCCGCTGCCGGGATGACTCTGAACGACGCGCTGCGCACCGCCTCCGAGCGTGGGTGGCAGGGCTTCAAAGCCGAATGGGTCCGCAACGAAGGCGCGCCGGGCCGCCCGCTGGGCTCAACACCCTTGAACGAGGCGGACCGACGCAAGCAGGAGTTCCTGCGCCTGGCGGGACACGGTGGCCAGGACAACCGCACCTTCGACATGGAGCAGGCCTGATGCACAACCGCGACGTCTCTGCCTTCGCCGAGCTGCTGGCCGGTGTCTTCGACGCCTACAACCGCCTGCCGCCGCAGCCGACCACGCAACTGCTGTGGCTGCGCATGCTCGAGCCCTACGAATTCCCCGCGGTAAGCGCCGCTTTCTCGCAGTACGTGTCCAACGAGGTCAAGTACCCGCCCACGCCGGCGCAGATCCTGGCGCTGCTGGGCCACGGCACGGGCGACAGCCGGCCCAGCGCAGACGAAGCATGGGCCACGGCCCTGGTGTCGCGCGATGAGGCGGAAACGGTCGTCTGGACGCTGGAGACGGCCCAAGCGTTCGCGGCCTGCCGCACCGTGCTGGACCTGGGCGACGAGGTGGGCGCGCGCATGGCATTCAAGGGCGCCTACGACCGGCTGGTGGCGCGGGCCCGGCATGAACGCCAGCCCGTGGCATGGCAGGCGTCCCTTGGCTGGGACTCCGACCGCCGCGAGCGCGCGCTGACCGCCGCCGGCAATGCCGGCCTGCTGCCGGCGCCGCACGTCGCCGCGCTCTTGCCGCCGCCGGCGCCTCAGGGCGGGCTGCCCGACGACGAGGTCGCGGCCGAAAACATCCGCAAGCTGCACGAGATGCTGGCCAAGGCCATGACGCCGGCCGAGAAGCGCCGGCGCGCCGCCGAAGAGGCCAGCCAGGCCGAGCGTGACCGCCTCGACGTCCTGAAGGCCGAGACGGCGGCCAAGGTCGCCCAGCACCAGCAAGGGGCCCGGGCATGAGCAGCTACGCCGAAGCCAGCGCCGCCGTGGGCGGCAACGAGAGCGGGGGCTATGGCGTCTGCGCTGCCTTCGGCTGCTGCTTGCCGGGCACGATGTCCTCCAGCACCCAGGGCGGCAAGGATTGGCATTGCCGCCTGCACTTCGGCGCGCCGCGCTCGGAATTCGACGACATCAGCGCGCGCGCCCAGAACCGCAAGGCCCTGTTCACCGCTGCTTACTGGCTGGTGAATCGCCCCAAGGGCGACACCATCAGCCGCAAGGTGCGCGACCGCATCAAAGCCCTGGGCCGCGCCGACCTGCTGGAGAAGGTGCCCAGCGTGCGCGGCGTCACCGCCTACCACCTGGGCGTCCACATGCTCCGCGTCCTGGGCGACGAGTGCCGCCAGCCACAGGAACACATGGGCACCCCGAAACGCGCCGGCCAGGGCACAACCTGGATGGACCAAAACCAACCCGAGGAAATCGACGCATGAAAGAGCCCGTTCACGTCGCCGACGAGATGCCGGCATTCCTGGACGACCTGCGCTTGTCGCAGCGTTACCCCCTGCAGCAGGCCACCTGGTCCGCGAACCTGGGTGAGATGTTCTCGCGCATCCGCCGCGCCTACCGGCAGTTCCAGGTCCGCGTCGATGTCGGCCTGGAAAGCTGGGATGGCGAAAACCAGTATTCCGTCGGCGACTGGGTGCTGATCTTTTCGCCGATCGAGCAGGAGGCCTGGTATCACATCCGCCGCGCCGGCCTGCCCATGTGGCCGCAGTTGCCTGTCGCCGGCTTCTTCGTCGACTTCGGCAATCCCATCGCCAAGGTGGCCCTCGAATGCGACGGCGCGCAGTTCCATGGCGCGCGCAAGGACGCTGCCCGAGACCGGAAGCTGGCCGCCCTCGGCTGGACGGTCTACCGCGTGCCTGGCTGGCAGTGCCTGCGCGATGTGGAACTGCCGGCCGGCTACGACGACATGCACCCGGACGATCGCCAGCAGGTTCTGCACGACGCCCGCGCCAAGACCATTCTGCCGGTGATCGACAAGCTGGCCCGCCACTTCCCCGCCAAGGAATCCATCTGATGACCTCTTCACAGAACCTCACGGACGCCTACGACCCGATGGCCGGCACGCTGGCGGGCACGGGCCGAATCACGTATTCGCCGGACTTTCAAAGCGAGAAGCCCGCAACGGCGCGGGTTTTGCAAGCAAACAGCCCCGCCACGCCGCATGAAACCTTGATCCGCGCACCTGGTGGTGGCGGCCGAAATGCCTTGCAATGCCAGGCCCGCGGCTGCGACGGGTGCCTGGTGTGCAGGCCTGCCGCCGGTGCGCAGGTGGTGCAGGAGCGCTACAAAACCGCAGGTGGTGCAGGAGCTACGCCGGCCAGTTTTACGCGCGCGGGAGCGCCTACAGCCGAGCCGGCAAAAATTAACATCGAGGCCGCTGATCCCTGGGCCCGGCCGGAATTTGCCAACTTGCGCAATTCGTCAAGTTCGGCCCCCGGCGCCGCGCCCTCGGTGCTGCTGACCCTCCCGTACCCGATCAGCGCGAATCGCTACTGGGCCAGCCGGACGGTCACGCCGCGCGGCAAGCCGGCCTTCACCAGCACCTACGTCACGCCCGAGGCCAAGGCCTACAAGGCCCAGGTGCAGAGGCTGGCGCTGGTGGCGGGCGTGCGCAAGCCGATCGCCGGCCGGGTGCGGGTCGAGTTCACGCTGTACCCGAACCGGCCGCAGGACTGGCAGAAGCGCATGCGCAAGGAAGGCGCGGCCTGGGACGACACCGTGCAGTGCCTGGACCTGGACAACGCCCAGAAGGTGGTGCTGGACAGCCTGAAGGACGTGGTTTTCCAGGATGACGCCTGGGTGCGCGAGATCAGCGCCCGCCGGGCCGAGCCGGACGAATTCGGCGCGCGGCTGGTGGCGGTCGTCACGCCGCTGGCCGTCGAGCAGCCGCAGACCGACCTCTTTGGCGCCGTGGCGCAGGAGCGCAAAGCATGAGCCGAACCAACGAGCAGATCGTCCAGGCCCGAAAAGCGCGCAACGCCTGCGCGCGCAAGCTGCGCCGGCAGGGCTACAAGTTCCCGAAGAAGACTGTGCGCGACTTCGACGTGGTCGCCGCCATCCACCGCATCACCGGCTGGGCCAGGCCTGGGCGCGGTGAGTCCGTGGGCTACATGCAGCGCTTCGCCAGCATGGCCGAAGGCGTGCCGACCCCGAGCCGGACGCACGACGCACTCCACGCGCCCGAGTACCGGCCTGACCGCTGGCTGCGCGCCGCCGCCGAGCGCGCGGCCGCGTCGCAAATCCCCCTTATTCCCGCGGTCAGCCGCATCCCGGGCACCGTCCAGGAGATCTCCGCATGAAACACGCCGCCGAGGTGATGGGCCTTCTCCAATCCCAGCCGCCGCGCGCCCACCGCATGGCGCAGCTGGTGCAGGCGGCCGCCGCCGGCCGCGACCTATCGCGCCGCGAGCGCAACGCCGCGCGCCAGGCCATTCTGCGACTGCTGGAAACCCTGCGTGAGGGCGGCTACGTCCGCGTCATCCAGCACGCGCGCAATTCCGTCGAATACCGCTGGGCGGACGTAGACCCGCAAATTGCCATGCCCGCGCGAGACGTGGAGCGTGCCGCATGACCTGGGCCACACAATCCGAGCGCGGCGACCCGGCCAAGCTGCTGGAGCGACGCCAAGAACCGCCGCCGGCGCGCACCTGCGCGGGCTGCAAGGAAATCCGCCTGATCACCAACCCGTTCGGCGGCCGGCGCGTCCTGCGCTGCGCCCTGGGCGAAGAGATCGGCCAACGTTGTTCGAAGTACGAGGAGCGCCCCGCGCCATGACCATTCCCAAACTGCTGCTGGACCGGCTGCCGGCCGACTTTCACGAACGGCTTGAAAATTGGGGCGCGGTGATGCGCGATCGGCCGTCATTCTCGGTATCGCCCACGTATCAGGTATGCCAGGAACTGGCGCGCAAGGCCGGCAAGCTGCCGCGTGGAGAAGACAGCGAGCATCTGCGCCCGGAGAAAGACGAGGCGGATGCAGAGTTGATCGAGGCCTGCTGGCGGACGGCGGCGGGATACCGAGGTCTGCCACGCGAAACGGCGCTGTTGCGCTCCTACTACGTTCTGCGACAGCCGCCGGCCATAATCTGCCGTATGCAGGGGGTGCGTGTACGGGAGTTCGACGACATTCTGGTCCGGGCTGTCTACGAATTCGAGTCTTATGTTGCCAAGTTCGTCTCCCGGGTGCATAATCCCCCTCAATCCGTGATGACTACCGTCTAACGACGAGACTGATGCCCGTAGGCGGATGTCGCGTTTCCGGAAGAAAAGCCCCGAGCCAATGGCCGGGGCTTTTTGCATTGCGGGCGTCGTCGTCTGACCGTGATCGAGCTGACGACATTGGTGCATCTGCACCTTTTGTTTCCAGAGAGCAGGGGCCAGAGAGAGCCGTCCGCCGGGCCGCATGGGCACCGACTGGCAGACGTCATGCTCCGACCTCTGCTCTGTGGGAACAGCCGCCGCAATCGACCAGACAGCAGCGCGCCGCCGCGGCCGCTGCGCACGGGGATGGCCCCGTACCACTGGCTCCGACCGGCGCCGCCCGAAGTCTCCCTGCGCCATGACAGCGCCACGTGCAACGCGTGCTCGGGGGAGGGGCCCCACTCCAACAACACCCCCATGAGTCGCCTCAGCTGGCCTGGCGCCCGCGCAGGGGCAAATGCGCGGGGCACTTCTTTCCGGTCTTGTCGCCGGCGGCCAGCACGACGAGAACCGCCGCGCCCAGCCCGCCGTGGCGGGTAGTCGGATGGGGGCAACCACACCGAGAACCGAATGACACAGCCCAAGAAGGCGCCACCCGACTGGGAGCGCATCGAGGCGGGCTACCGCGCGGGCGTCATGTCGCTGCGCGAGCTTGCCACCCTGCACGGCATCACCGAGGGAGCCATCCGTAAGCGCGCCAAGCGCGACGAGTGGCCCCGTGACCTGGCTGCCAAAGTGCAGGCCAAGGCCGACGAGCTGGTACGCAGGGAAGAGGTACGCAAACAGGTACGCGATGAAACGATTGCGTACCGCGAGACCGAAGCAGTGGCCATCGGCGCCAAGCTGGTGGCCGAGGTCAAGCTGTCGCACAAGACCTCGCTGACCCGCATGCGCACCTTGTGCGACACCCTGATGAGCGAGATCGAGGCCGAGACGAACAACCCCGGCCTGTTCCAGGAGCTGGGGGAATTCCTGCGCGGCGAGGACGATGCGGCCGCCGACAAGCGGGCCGAAGTCTACCGGCGCGCCATATCCAGCGCGGGGCGTCTGGATGGCGCCAAGAAGCTGGCCGACATGCTGAAGGTGCTGATCCCGCTGGAGCGCGAGGCCTACGGCATCCTGCCGACGCCGCAGCAGATCAACCTGAACACGACGCCGCGGAAGGCCGATGACCTCACCGACGAAGAGCTACTTGCCCTCGCGACAGGAAGCGGCCAGGGAACTGCTGATCCGAAGGCGGTCGAGGACTGACATCCTCCAGTACGCCAACGCGATCGAGGTTCCCGGCCGGCCGGTGGACGAGGAAGACCCGGACACCGAGTTTTTCGAGCCGATCGAGACCACCATGGCGGTGCACCACCGCCTGCTGCTGGCCAAGTTGGAAGAGACCAGCCAGCGCCGGCACGGCCGGATGATCGTGTGCATGCCGCCTGGCAGCGCCAAGTCGACGTATGCGTCGGTGGTGTTCCCCTCGAAGTACCTGGGCGCCACCCCGGGCCGGCGCGTCATCCTGGCCAGCTACGGTGACGACCTGGCGCGCAAGATGGGGCGCCGCACGCGCTCGATCATCAAGCAGCCGCGGTACCGGAACATCTGGGGCGCGGCCCTGGTGTCGGATTCGAACGCCGCCCAGGAATTCGCACTATCCAACGGCAGCGAGTACATGGCGTGCGGCATCCTGTCCGGCATCACCGGCAACCGCGCCCACGGCATCATCATCGACGACCCGATCAAGGGCCGCGAGCAGGCGAATTCGGAGACGATCCGGAACAAGACCTGGGATGCCTACGAAGACGACCTGAAGACGCGCCTGATCCCGGGCGGCTGGATTGTCCTGATCACCACCAGGTGGCACGAGGACGACCTGGCCGGCCGGATTCTGCCTGATGACTGGAAGGGCGAAAGCGGCCTGATCCGCTGCAAGGACGGCAACGACTGGGAGGTGCTGTGCATCCAGGCGCGCTGCGAGGTCGACAGCGACCCTCTCGGGCGTTCCAGGGGCGAATACCTCTGGCCGGAATGGTTCGATCGCCAGCACTGGGCGCAGTTCGAAAGCAACTCACGCACCTGGTCGTCGCTGTATCAGCAGCTGCCGACGCCGCTGGATGGCGACCTATTCAGGCCCGACCAGATCCAGATCATCGACGCGCTGCCCGTCGGCCGCATCGACTGGGTGCGCGGCTGGGACTTCGCCAGCACCGACGGCGCGGGCGACTTCACGGCCGGCCCGAAGCTGGGGCGCCTGCCGACCGGTCAGTACGTGATCGGCGACATGGTGCGCGGTCAGTGGGGTCCCGACCGGCGCGACAAGGCGCTGGAGAACACCGCGGCGCTGGACGGCCGACAGGTGCGCATCAGCATTCCGCAGGACCCGGGCCAGGCCGGCAAGACGCAGGTGCTGTACCTGACGCGAGGCATGCCCGGCTACCGGATCGTGAGCAGCCCTGAAAGCGGCGACAAGGTTGTGCGTGCCGAGCCGTTCGCCGCCCAGGTCAACGTTGGCAACGTGCTGATGCTGCGCGGCGACTGGAACAAGGCGCTGATCGACGAGCTGCGGTCTTTCCCGAACGGCAAGCATGACGACCAGGTTGACGGGCTCTCACGGGCCTTCGCCGAGCTGATCACCAAGCGGCCGATGACTATTCACCCTGACGCCCTGAGGCACGCATGAAACTACTCGACTGGATCCTCCGCAGGACGCCGGCGACGGCCCCCGCGGCGGAGCCGGCTGCGCGCCGCGAGCCCGGGATGAAAATCAGCCTGGAGGCCCTGGGCCTGGCCAATGTGCCGCCGGCCGAGCCCGTGGCCGCGCCGGTGGGCGAGTTCAAGCGCCCGGCTGTGGCGCCTTTCGTCATCCCGGATGACAAGAAGGACGCCATGCTGGCGATGGACGAGGACATGAGCCCCGTCTACGCCTACGTGAGCGAGGCCTACGCTGGGATGGGCTTCATCGGCTATCCCTACCTGGCCGAGCTTTCCCAGCGCCCCGAGTACCGCAAGATGTCCGACGTCATCGCCAAGGAGATGACCCGGAAATGGATCAAGCTGGAAGTGAAGGGCGACGACGACAAGGGCGACAAGCTCGAGATCATCGAGAAGGCCATGCGCCGGCATCGCCTGCGCGCGAAGTTCCGCCTGGCTGCCCTGCAGGACGGTCTGTTCGGCCGGTCGCAGATCTACATCGACGTGAAGACGCCCAGCGGCATGCTGGCATGGGCCGAGCCGGAGGAACTGAAGTCCATCCTGGTTAAGAGCCCGGCCAAGATCGCCAAGGGCTCGCTGGTGGGCTTCAAGGTCATTGACCCGGTCTGGACCACGCCGTACCTGTACAACAGCGACAACCCCATGCGCCCGGACTTCTACAAGCCGACGTCCTGGTTTGTGCTGGGGCGCCAGGTGCACAGCAGCCGCCTGCTGAACATCGTGTCGCGCGAGGTGCCGGACCTGCTGAAGCCGTCGTACAACTTCGGCGGGATGTCCCTTACCCAGTTGACGATCCCATACGTCGACAACTGGCTGAAGACGCGCCAGGCGGTGGCCAACCTGATCGACGGGTTCTCGGTGCCGCTGTTCCTGACGAATATGGCATCCATCCTAAGCGGCGATTCCGGCGATGACGTGTTCAGACGTGTCGACGTGTTCAACCGCATGCGGACGAATCGCGGCGCCTGGGCAATCGACAAGACGGAAGAGGACTTCAGGTTCGAGAACGTGCCCCTTTCAGGCCTGGACGCGCTGCAGAACCAGTCGCTGGAACAGCTGTGCGTGGTCCCTGGCATCCCGCTGGTGAAGTACACCGGCATCACCCCGAGCGGTCTGAACGCCACGGCCGAGGGCGAAATCCGGGTTTTCTACGACGAAATGCTGTCGGCCCAGGAAGCGGTGTTCCGAGACCCGCTGCAGCAGTGTCTGGAGGTGATCCAGCTGAGCGAGTTCGGCGAGATCGACCCTGACATCACCTTCAGCTTCGTGCCTTTGTGGCAGTTGAGCCAGAAGGAACTGGCCGAGGTTCGCAAGCTGGACGCCGACACCGACGCGGTGCTGGTCGAGCTCGGCTCGGTCAGCCCGCAGGAAGTGCGCGAGCGCGTGGCCGCAGACGAGACGAACGGGTACCACTCGCTGGACCTGACCGACGACGACGCAGACGGGCTGCCTGACTCGGTGCCCGGTGCGCCGCCGCCGCCGCTGGACGGCGAATCGCAGGAAGATGCCAATGCCTGACCTCGTTTCACCTACCGGCCGCGAGGTGCCGCTGCGCCCCGTGCATGCCAACGTGGGGATCGAGACGGCGTACCGCAAGCGCCTGGACCGCCTCATCGATGAGATGCAGCGGTCCCTGGTGTACTGGCTGACGGCGGCGTACCGGCGCAATGTGCCGGAGATCGCGCAGGACGAAAGCCCTGCCATGGCGCTGACCAAGATGATGCGGCGCTTGGCCAAGCAGTGGCAGCGGCGCTTCGACGAGGCGGCCCAGCCGGTGGCCAGCGAGTTCGCCGAGACCTCGATGAGCGCGGCGGACGTCTCGCTGCGCAATGCTCTGCGGCAGAAGGGGTTCAGCGTGCAGTTCCAGCTGACCCGGGCGGCCAACGATGTGTTCCAGGCCACCGTGCAGGAGAACGTCGGGCTGATCAAGTCTATCGCCGCCGAGCATCTGCAGGACGTCCAGGGGCTGGTCATGCGGTCGGTGACCCAAGGCCGCGACCTAGAAGGGCTGGTCGAGGACCTTCAGAAGCGGTACGGCATCACCAAGCGGCGCGCGGCGTTCATCGCGCGCGACCAGAGCAACAAGGCCACGGCCACCATCACGCGCGTGCGCCAGCAGAGCTTGGGCATCAAACAGGCTAAGTGGCGGCACTCGCGCGGCGGCAAGCACCCGCGCAAGTCGCACCAGGAAGCCGACGGCAATGTCTACGACGTGGACAAGGGCATGCTCATCGACGGCGAATACATCCGCCCCGGCGAGCTGCCGAACTGCCGCTGCGTGGCCATCAGCATCATCCCGGGATTTGACCCATGAAACAGCAGAACCGTCAGGGCCTGGCCTTCGACCGCGCCACCGTCCGCACGATCGACGTGGACGGCCGGATGCACGTCGAGATCAGCAACATCAGCAAGGCCACGGTCAACCCTTACCGCGGCAACGAGATCCCGGACTGGGAAGTGCTGGGCCTTGACGCCAACCGCATCTACTTCCTGCTCAGGGACCCGGAAGAGCTGGCGCGCGCCGCGTCCACCTTCAACAACATCCCGCTGCTGTCCAAGCACATCCCCGTCTCGGCCGCCGAGCCGCAGAAAGAGTTTGTGGTCGGGGCCACGGGTTCGAACGCCTCCTACCAGGCGCCGTACCTCAAGAATTCCCTCGTCGTGTGGGACGCCGTCGCGATCGCGCTCATCGAATCCGAAGAGCAAAAGGAGCTTTCGAGCGCCTATCGCTACCGGGCCGACATGACGCCCGGTGTCTATGAGGGCGTCGCACACGACGGGGTAATGCGAGACATCCGCGGCAATCACGTCGCGCTTGTCGAAGTGGGCCGCGCAGGCCCGGACGTCGTCGTAGGCGACAGCAGTACCCTCAACCCTTCGGAGATCCCGAAAATGAAACTGACGAAAACCGCCGCCGTCGTCGCCGGGGCACTCGGGGCGCATATCCGGCCCCGGCTGGCCCAGGACGCGGCACTGGGCGACCTGACCCCCTTCCTGAAGGGCGTCAGCCGCAAGAGCCTGAAGTCGGAGCTGCCGCGCATCGTGCGCGCCATGCAGAACCACTTCAAGGGCAAGCTGGCGCAGGACGCCGATCTGGAAGACCTGAAAGCGGTCATCGAGGTATTCACCGACCCGGCCGTGGCGCCCATCGGTGAAGACGAAGACGACGACACGCCCGAACCGGTCGCCCAAGACGACGAGCTCATGGGCAAGATCCGCGAGATGCTCGGCGAAAAGCTGGGTCCGGAAGAAGCCGCGCGCGTCATGGCCGCCCTGGGCGAGCCGGCCGCGGCCAAGGACGAACCGACGCCCACCCCCGGAACGCCGCCGGCGCCGGTGACCAAGCAGGCCATGGACCAGGCGCTGGCCAAGGCCCAGAAGGATGGCGAGCAGGCCGCCGTCAAACGCTGGACCGAAATCCGCACCGCCGAGCAAGAATGCCGGCCCATCCTCGGCGAGATCGTCGCCCAGGACTCGGCCGAGGCGGTCTACAAGATGGCCCTGGACGCCAAGGGCATCGATCTGACCGATACGCCGCCCTCGGCGTATCGCGCGCTGGTCAAGATGGCCCTGGCGCAAGACCAGGCTCCGCAAACCCCGCGTGTGGCGATGGACTCGGCCGCTCAGAAGAGCTTCCGCGACCGCTTCCCGCACATTCCGAAGGCGATCTAATCATGGGCTTCCAGAAACAGGTTTACATCGAGCCGGCTCTCGGCGTGGCCGGCGACTTCGCCAGCGCCAACCCCCGGGCCACCGTGCTGGCCGGGCCCGGCGCCTTGGTGGCTGACACCGCCGGCGTGACGGTCGGGCGCTTCGCCTGGGCCGACGCCAACGGCAAGGTCACCAATGCCGGCACGGGCGTTCCGTCCGGTTTCGTGCACCGCGAGCAGCAGGCCGTCATCATCACCTGGCTGGGCGAGGCGACCATGATCATCCCGGCCGGTCTGGGCGTCACCCTGCATGACGGCGGTGACTTCCTGGCGGCCACCAAGACCGTGGCGACCATCGGCCAGAAGGTGTTCGCGTCGAACACCGACGGCACGGTATCCACGGGCGCGGCTGGCGACACCATCGCTGGCCACACCGAGACCGCCTGGAAGGTTGCCAGTGCTGGCGCGATCGGCGCACTGATCAAAATGACCTCCACTTCCCTGGGGTAAGACATGAAACGAAATCAAGACCTCGCGCTGCTGGAGAAGCACTTCGGCATCGTGTTCCCGGGCGCCATGGACTATCTGCCCGACGAGTTCCGCCACGATTACGCTCTGGCCATGGATGCCGCCGGCCCGCTGGTGACGGTCAGCAACTCGGGCATCCCGAGCTACCTGCTGAACTACATCGATCCCGAGCTGACCCGCGTGCTTACGACGCCAATGCAGGGCGCCGTGATCCTGGGCGAGTCCAAGAAAGGCGACTGGACCACCCTGACCGCCACCTTCCCGGTGGTGGAATCCACGGGTGAAGTGTCGTCCTACGGCGACTTCAACAACAACGGCCGCGCCGGCGCGAACACCAACTTCCCGCAGCGCCAGTCGTACCACTACCAGACCATGACGGAATGGGGTGAGCGCGAGCTGGACATGGCGGGCCAGGCGAAGATCAACTGGGCGTCGGAGCTGAACATCGCGTCCGCGTTGGTGCTGAACAAGTTCCAGGACAACAGCTACTTCTTCGGCATCGCCGGCCTGCAGAACTACGGCCTGCTGAACGATCCGAACCTGTCGGCGCCGGTGGCTCCGATCTCGGTCGGCGGCGTGACCCTCTGGTCGGGCAAGGATGGCCAAGCGGTTTACGACGACATCGTGAAGATCTACGGCCAGTTGGTGTCGCAGACGCGGGGCCTGGTCACGCGTCGCGACAAGCTGAAGCTGTGCATGTCGCCCGAGATCGAAGTCAACCTGACGAAGACGAACCAGTACAACGTCAACGTCAGCGACATGCTGGCCAAGAACTTCCCCAACCTGACGGTCGAGACCGCCGTGCAGTACGCCACGGGCTCGGGCCAGCTGGTGCAGCTCATCGCCGACTCGATCGAAGGCCAGAACGTGGGCACCGCCGCCTTCACCGAGAAGATGCGCGCCCATGCCATCGTCCGTGACACCTCCAGCTTCAAGCAGAAGAAGTCGCAGGGCACCTGGGGCGCCGTCATCAAGGTTCCGATGGCCATCGCCAGCATGATCGGCGTGTAACGCAGGCCTGCTGCCACGACCAGGGGCGCCGATTTGGCGCCCCTTTTTTATTCGAGGAAGAGAAATGTCGACCGTTACCGTCGCGTGCAAATTGCCCAATGGGCTGGTCCTGGACGTCCCGGGCGCCAAACAGCCGGTGGTGCTGAATGGCGCCAACCACCCGGAAGCCATCGCAGGCCATGGCCTCACCGAAGTGGCCGCCGACTTCTGGGAAGCCTGGACGAAGCTGTACCCCGATTTCCAACCGCTGAAGAAGGAACTGATCTTCGCCCAGGGCGGCGAACGCAGCGCCATCTCGAAGGCCAAGGAACGCAAGGGCGAGAAGAGCGGCCTGGAAGGCTTGGACCCGGACAAGCCCGGCAAGGGCCTCGAGCGCGTGCCCGATCAGAAAAACTAGGAGCGGCCCATGGCTGTCGTCGTCTTTGACCCTGCCGAGTTCCGGCAGATCTACCCGTCCTTCGCCACGCTCACGGATGCGCAGTTGAACCATGCCTTCAGCATGGCCACGCTGTACCTGAGCAACAAGGACAGCAGCGCGGTCTGTGACGTCGACGAGCGCAAGGTGCTCCTGTATCTGCTGACGGCCCACGTGGCGGCGCTGACCTATGGCGAGAACGGCCAGGGTCCGCGTCCGCTGGTGGGGCGGATCAGCAGCGCCACGGAGGGCTCGGTGTCGGTCTCGGCCGAGTACAACGTGGCGCCGGGCTCAGCGCAGTGGTACGCGCAGACCAGCTATGGCGCCCAGTATTGGGAGGCCACGGCCAAGTACCGGGTGGGCCGCTATCGGCCCGCGCCGACGGGCTACGCGGTTCCAGTGGTGATCCCATGGCGGCCGTAGAGCTGAAGGGCGGCCAGGCGCTGGTGAAGCGGCTGGAAGAACTGGCCCAGAGGCTGGGGGACGGCGGGACGTTGCGGGTGGGGTTCCTGGAAGGCGCGACCTATCCAGACGGCACCCCGGTCGCCCTTGTGGCCGCCGTGAACGAGTTCGGCCGTCCTGACCGCAATCAGCCGCCGCGGCCGTTCTTCCGGGGGATGATCTCCGAGAAGCAGAAGGACTGGCCGCGCGCCCTGGGCGCCGTGGCCAAAAACAACGACTACGACATCGACAAGACGCTCGGCCAGATGGGCGAAGGCATCAAGGGGCAGCTGCAGGAATCCATTCGACACCTGGACAGCCCGGCCCTGTCGCCTGTCACGGTGGCGCGCAAGGGCTTCGAGAAGCCGCTGGTCGATACCGGCCACATGATGAACAGCGTGGACTACGAGGTCGACACATGAAAACTGCGCCGACGGCCGAATATGTTCGGTCACGACTTTCCTACGATCCCGACACTGGCGTGTTTCGCTGGAAGACCAACAAGTACGCCTCGCGCGTTGGACAGGCGACCGGGGCGGTAAAGGACGGATATCTTCAGATCTATCTGGACGGACGCCTTTACCGCGCGCACCGATTGGCATGGCTGCTCATGACTGGGTCGTGGCCATCTGATGAGGTTGACCACATCAACCTCATCAGAGGCGACAACCGTTGGAGCAACCTGCGTGCAGCGACGAAAAGTCAGAATGCCATGAACACATCGGTTCGTGCTGACAACCGCTCGGGATTTAAAGGTGTTTCATGGGATTCCGGGCGCAAGAAGTGGCGCGCCGATATTCGGCTTTCCTGCGTGCGTAAGCATCTGGGGATGTTTGTGTCCCCTGAATTGGCGCACGAGGCATACGTCGCGGCAGCAGCGGTTCATTTCGGCGAGTATGGGAGAGCGTCTTGAATCTTCACGGCTTGGCATCCCCGATCATCGCCACGGTGAACCCGATGATCGACGGCACGCTGCGCGCCAGCGATGGCTACGAGATCGGCGCCGGGCGCAAGCAGGTGCCGAAGTACAAGCCGGACGCGGCCGCGCGGCTCCAGGTGCAGCCGCTGAGCGGCAAGGACCTGGCGCATCTTGAGGCGCAGAACATCCAGGGTGTGCAGCGCAGCGTCTATATGTACGGAGACACCCAGGGCGTTGTGCGCGCGCTGGCCAAGGGTGGCGATCTGCTGGTCTTCGGCGGCCAGGTCTGGCTGGTGACCGTGGTCTTCGAGACCTGGCCCGACTGGTGCAAGGTCGGCGTGACTCTTCAGATGGACGCGGCGCCATGAGCATCCCTGTTTCCCTCACCGAAGACGCGCTGGTCGACGCGCTGGGCGCGTTCGTCGAGGTCATCGTCGGCAACCAGGTTCCGGTGGCGCGCGGGCAGCAGAACCGCGTGCCGCCGCCGGCCGGGCGCTACGTGTACATCACGCCCATCCTGGCGCCTGCGCTGTCGCTTCCGCGCACCACCTACGCGGACGTGCCGAACGCCGGCGCCATGACCCTGACGCGGCCCACCCAGTGGAACGCCCAGGTCGATTGCTACGGAGACGGCGCGCAGGACATGGCCCTGGCCATCTGTATCGCGCTGCGCAGCTCCTATGGCTGCGATGCATTGAAGGCGAGCGGCGCGCAGCCGCTCTACACCGGTGAGCCGCGGCAACTGCCGTTCATCACCGGCGAGGATCAGTACCTGGAGCGCTGGTCAGTCGACGCGGTCCTGCAGTTCAACCCATCCATCACCGTGCCGCAGCAGTTTGCGGACGAACTCCACGTTGACTTCGTCGAGGTCGACACTACCTACCCTCCGGGAGCTTAAAGCTATGTCCATTCCCGCCAGTGAAATCGTCCAGGTCGTCCCTGGCGTGATCGGCGCCGGCGGATCGGCGCTCGACCTGAACGGCCTGATCCTCACCACCGATACGGCTGTGCCGGTCGGCACTGTCCAAAGCTTCGCCACGGCGCGCGATGTGGAGCGTTTCTTCGGCGCCACGTCCACCGAGGCGACGCTGGCCGGCATCTACTTCAACGGCTTCGACAACTCGACGCGCAAGCCGGGCAACGTGCTGTTCGCCCAGTATCCGACCGAGGCCGTCGCCGGCTATCTGCGCGGCGGCTCGATGGCTTCGACCACGTTGGCGCAATTGCAGGCCCTGACGGGCGTGCTGACCGTGACCGTTGACGGTGTGGCCAAGACCTCCAGCACCATCACGCTGTCGGGGGCTACCAGCTTCTCGAACGCGGCCTCGATCATCCAGGCGGCTTTCACGTCGTTCGGTGCCTCCTGCACCTATGACGCCCAGCGCGCCGGCTTCGTGATCACCTCGGCCACCGACGGCGCGGCAAGCACCATCAGCTACGGCAGCGGCACGATCGCGGCCGGCCTGAAGCTGACGCAGGCTACCGGTGCGGTGTTGTCGCAAGGCGCAGTCGCGGGTGTGCCGGCCACGAACATGAGTGCGATCACGGACATCACCCAGAACTGGGCGTCGTTCATGACCACGTTCGAGCCGGACACGGATGGCAAGGTCGCATTCTCGGCTTGGACGAACAGCCGAGCCAATCGCTTCGCCTATGTGGGCTGGGATACCGACGTGGCGGCCGCGCAGCAGGGCAGTACCACCAGCTGGGCCGCGCGCATAGCGGCGAACGAATATTCGGGCTCGGTGCCGGTCTACAAGGACATCCAGCATGCGGCTTTCGTCCTGGGCGCCGTGGCGTCGATCGACTTCGAGCGCACGAACGGCCGGATCACACTGGCATTCAAGGGCCAGTCTGGCCTGACGTTCTCGGTGACCGACGCCACGACCGCGCAGACGCTGATCGACAACGGTTACAACTTCTACGGCGACTATGCGACCAGCAACGACCAGTTCCGCTTTTTCTACCCCGGGCAGATCAGCGGCAACTGGAAGTGGATCGACACCTATGTGAACCAGATCTGGCAGAACGCTGCGTTCCAGCAGGCGCTGATGACGCTGCTCACGCAGGTGAACTCGATCCCGTACAACCTGGACGGGTACACGCTGATCGATGCCGCCTGCCTGGATCCCATCAACGCGGGCGTGAACTTCGGCTCCATCCGTGCCGGTGTGACGCTGTCCGCGCAGCAGAAGGCCCAGGTGAACAACCAGGCCGGCGTGGATATCTCCGAAACGCTCCAGACCCGCGGCTGGTACCTGCAGATCAAGGACGCCACGCCGCAGGTGCGCGAAGCGCGCGGCACGCCGCCCATGACGTTCTGGTACATGGATGGCGGTTCCGTCCAGCAGATCACCCTGGCCTCTCTGGCCGTCCTGTAAGGGCTATACACCATGACCACTTTGACCAGTGCCAATTCCGTCCTGATGCTGGGCGTCGGCCTCGTCTTCCCTGTGCCGCAGAAGATCGAGGGTTATGCCACCGACGACGCCTTCGCATTCGAGGCGGTGCAGCTCGCACAGGCTGTGATGGGTGTGGATGGTTACATGTCGGCCGGCTTCACGCCGCAGCCGGTCGTGCAGACGATCTCTATCCAGGCGGATTCCCCCTCGAAGTTCATTTTCGAGGCCTGGATGGCCGCGATGAAGACTTCGCGAGAGGTCTTCTACTCGAATGGAACCCTCGCAATCCCCTCTATCGAGCGCAAGTACACGCTGCAGCGCGGGGTGCTGACCCAGGCGCCGATGGTGCCCACGGCCCGCTCCATCCTTCAACCTATGACGTTCCAGATCACCTGGCAGAACGTCTCTCCGGCACTGGTGTGATATGGCGCGCAGACAGGAAACCGTGACCATCAGCGCCGAAGGGCGCGACCAGGGCAAGGTGTTCGTGTTGACCGAGCTCTCTGCCTATGAGGCCGAGGACTGGGCGGGGCGCGCTCTTTTCGCCCTGATGAACGCCGGGGTGCAGATCCCCGAGAACATCGCGCAGTCCGGCCTTGCCGGCGTTGCCGCCTTGGGCATGACCGCCCTGACCAAGCTGCCTTACGAAAGCGCCAAGCCATTGCTGGACAAGATGATGGAGTGCGTAGAAATACAGCCGAGCGCCAAGGTGACGCGGCGCTTGATTGCCGATGACATCGAGGAGGTGGCGACACTTCTGACCCTGCGCAAGCACGTGCTGGGGCTGCACATGGATTTTTCTATGGCCGCCGCCAAATCGACTTCGGGCTCCAAGCCTGGCACGGCGGCGGCCCGCGGCTGATCAGGTACGGAAACATTCCACCCAACATCGGGGCGGTGATCTCTCGGCACCCGAGCCTGCTGCGCGATTTGCAGACGGTCTACGGTGCCGAGGACCTCTACAACCTGCTTGAGGTGTTCGCGGTCGACGCGCACAACCAAGAAGCGATAGCGAACGCGAGAAAATAGCATGGCCACCGTAATTGACGCCCTGGTTGTCACTCTGGGCCTGGATGCCAAGGCGTTCAAGCGCGGATCCGCTGAGACCGATGAATCGTTGAAGCACACCCGTGAAGAGACGGCACGAACGGCTCGGGATATGGAGGCGCGCGGAAAGCAGGCGGCCATGTTCTTCAGCAAGGTACGCAACGAGGCTCTGGCGCTGTTGGCGGTGTTCACCGCTGGCATGGGCATCAAGAACTTCGTGTCCAGCACGGTGGAGTCGACGGCGAGCCTGGCGCGCCTTTCTGGCAATCTGAACATGAGCGCCAAGGATCTGGCCGAATGGCAGCTCGCCGCAAAGAACGCCGGCGGCTCCGTCGAGGGGATCACGAATCAGCTCAGAGAGTCCGCCGACCAGGTCGCCAAATTCCAGCGGGGCATGGCTCCGGAAACGGCTGCAGCCTTCTTCCAGTTTGGTGGCAAGGTCGAAGACCTGAAGGACGGAAACACATACCTCTTGGCTCGTACCAAGATCGTCCAGGATCTGTACAAGACCGACCGCTCGCGCGCTGCGCTGGCCGCAAATATGATGGGGTTGGATCCCCAGCAATTCAACCTGTACAAGGAAGGCCCGGAGGGGATTGCGCGGCGGCGTCGTGAGCAGTCCGGGGCGGCCGGGGAACTCGCCGCTGCGTCGGATCGTGCCGAGCAACTGCGCCAGAAATACGACACAGCAATGAACAAGCTGTCTAGCGTGGGCGTGAACGTGCTGACAGCGATGATGCCGGCGTTCGACTTCATCGTCGAAAAGCTGATCGAGCTGGGCGACTGGATCATCCGCAACCGCGGCGCCATCAACGACGGGGTTAAGAGCTTCGTATCCGGGTTCGAGCAACTGCTGAAGGCTCTCACCTCGCTGATCGAGAAGCTGGTGCCTAAGGATGTCCGCGACAAGATCAATAGCTCGAGCGATCCCGTCAAGGCGTCGATGGATGCCGCGAAGGACGCCATCACCCCGTCCTGGCTGAAGCCTAAGGGTGGCAGCGATGGGATGCGGTACGACGATCCCAAGCTGAACGAGTACGCGACGAAGGTCGAGCAAGAGAATGGGCTACCGCCAGGGCTCCTGAACGCCATCAAGAACCAGGGCGAAAGGAGCAATAGCGACCAGGTCTCGCCGGCCGGCGCCAAGGGCGTCATGCAGTTCATGCCTGGCACCTGGGAGCAGTATGGGAAGGGGGAAATCACCAATCCCTACGATTCGATCGATGCGGCTGGGCGCTATTTTGTCGACCTGCTGAAGCGCTACAACGGCAATGTCGATGCGGCGATTACCGAATACAACGGCGGTATCAAGCAGGCGCGCGCGGTGCAAGCTGGTGGCTCGCCTTCGGCCACTGAAACCATCAACTACCTGGCTCGAGTCAAAGAAGGCCTGACCGCAAACAGCGCGCTGGGCGCGGTGAACATGGCCCAGGCCGCCCAACCGTTGGCGCAGCCGGCGGCCAAGCCTCTGCCGCTGAACACCGAAAACAACCACGAAGTCAACATCAACGGGCCTGTGACGGTTCATACCCAGGCAACTGATGGGCGTAGCCTGGCTCGAGAGTTGGGCGCGTTGGGCGGTAGCCAAAATCTGGTGAGCCAAGCAAATACTGGGGCCTTCTGATGCCGCTGATTCCCTTTCCTAACGTGCCCCAGGTTCCTGGGGTTCCGGCGGTATTGCGCGACCTGACCATTCCGTCGGTGTCTGAGCTGGCGAACCTCGGTTTGGGCGCGCTGGCGGCCCTGATCTTCGGTGTGCCGAGATGGGGCCTATACAACCAGAACGGAATCGCCGCGGTGATCTTCGATACCTTCCTCGGCATCCGATTCCGAAACGGGTCGCGCATCTCCAGCTTCCCCGTCGAGCAGGGCTCGTTTTCATCCTTCAACAAGGTGGACACACCGTTCGACGTCGCTCTTCGGTTTGCTCACAGTGGCGACATGACATCGCGGGGGGAGCTGCTCGAGATGTTGGAGGGCCTGAAGGCAAGCGTCGAATTGCTTTCGGTGGTGACGCCAGAGATCGTGTACCCGTCCGCGAACGTCGTGGGCTACTCGTACGAGCGTGGTCCGCGCACGGGCCCCAGCCAGTTGATCTTCGACATTTACGTCGAAGAGGTGCGCGTGACTGCTTCAGCGGATTTCGGGGAGACTGCTGAACCGGATGGAACGGAAGAAGAGAGCAGCGGTCAGGTCCAGACCTTTCCCGTGTCGGACCCAGCCCCAGTGGAGATTTTTGACGTGTCCGACCCCGCTGTCATTGACGCGACGCCGCTGGATGGAGCAATTCAATGAGGCGGATTCCCTTACGACCCATCCCTGCACAGACCTGCAGCGTGGTGCTTGGCGGCCAAAACTGCCAACTGGCGGTTTACCAGAAGTCCACCGGCCTGTTTGTTGATGTTCAGGTCAACCACCAGCCGATCGCTATGGCCGTGCTTTGCCGGGACCGTGTCCGGCTGGTCCGCGAGTCGTATACCGCTTTCGTGGGTGATCTCTCTTTTGTTGACACCCAAGGCCGCGACGACCCGGGGTATGCCGGTTTGGGCGGCAGGTTTCAGCTGATGTACATCGAGACTTCGGACCTATGAGCTTCATTAAACGCCGCCTTGATGTAACTATCAGCTTGGGCGAGGGCCAGTTTGGCGACGAAAAGGGCCCCGATGTGACATTGCGGGGGTACCGCGTCCAGGTGGCGATGGTGTCGTATAACGGCGACGCGCAGGCGCAGATGCAAATGCGCATCTACGGCCTGGCGCCGGAGATGATCAACAAGCTGACCACCATCGGCCCAGTGCTGAGCCAGCGCCGCGGGCAAAATCGCGTGCTGGTGGAAGGTGGCGATGCGGATCAGGCGCTTTCTGTCGTGTACGAGGGCAAGATTGACCAAGCCTGGGCGGATTACAACTCTGCGCCGGAGGTGGTTTTCTACATCACAGCTTTGGCCCAAGCCAGTGACGCGCTAAAGCTGGTTCGTCCAAGAAGCTATCGCGCGCCTACCAAGGTCGTCGACGTTGCGAGAGACATCGCCTCGAGCATGGGGCTGGCGTTCGAGTCCAGCGGGGTGGAGGGGAGCCTTGCCAACCCCTATTTCCCGGGGACTGCGGTCGATCAGCTGCGAGCATTGGCCAAGGCCGCGCGTTTCAACTACACGATCGAAGCCGGGATCCTCGCGATTTGGGCGTGGGACGGCAGCCGACAGAACGAAGCAATCCTGATCGATCCAGCGATCAACATGGTCGGCTACCCCTCGTTTACCGGTGGCGGCATCATGGTCCGGCTGTTGTATGAGCCGCGTCTGGGCGTCGGGAAGAGGGTGCAGGTCGTCAGCGTGAATGAGCCCGCCCACGGGGAGTGGACGGTGGTGAGCCTGTCTCACACTCTCGAGGCCGAGGTCCCAAATGGTGCCTGGGTCACGGAAATCATGTGCATAAGGGACTTCAATGGCCAATCCTGACTTCGGCTATCAAGGGATGGCCAGGGCGTCGGAAGGTAGTGGCGACTTCGGTGCGTTCACGTTCCTGGTGGCCCAGATGCTGAACAGGCTGAACACCTGCACGCTGGTGCGCGTGATCGCGGTCACGAACAACGGCGGCGTTTCCCCTGTCGGCCTTGTTGATGTCCAGCCGCTCGTGAACCAGCTGGACGGGAATGGAAATGCAGAGCCTCATGGGCGACTTTTCCAACTCCCTTACTTCAGGCTGCAGGGTGGTACCGATGCCGTGATCCTTGATCCAAAGGTGGGCGACATCGGGATGGCGGCCTTTGCTAGCCGAGACCTATCGGCCGTCAAGTCCAGCAAGCAGCAGGCGAACCCCGCGTCCTGGCGAACGCACGACATGGCCGACGGACTTTACTTCGGTGGCATGCTCAACGGCGCGCCGGTGCAGTATGTGCAGTTTACCGAGGAAGGTATCAGCGTTGTGTCGCCTGCCAAGGTCACTGTGGTGGCGCCAAACGTCGAGGTGAACGCCAGCGAGCGATGTGCCCTGAACTCGCCTCAGATCGTGCTGAATGGCACTGTGCAACAGGGGGCAGGCTCGTACGCTGGCACCTCGACCTGGCAGGGCAACATGGAAACGCTCGGCACGCTGCGCAACAACGGCAAGGACGTTGGCTCGACGCACACCCATCCTGGGGTGCAGACGGGCCCCGCGAACACCGGGACACCGAACTGATGAATACCCTTTTGTTGGACCGGACCGCGTGGGATCTCGTCCTGGATGCGGCCGGCAACATCGCGATGGCATCGAACCCCTACGCCGTGGCGCAGGACGTGGCCAGCGCCATCAAGCTGTTCCGTGGCGAGCTGTTCTATGACACCGCCAAGGGCATTCCGTACTGGACCGAGGTGCTGGGTCAGTTGCCTCCGCTGGCGCTGGTGCGCGAATGGCTGCGCGCCGCGGCCTTGACCGTGCCGGATGTGGCAGACGCCGTACCGGCCATCACCGCATTCGAGAATCGCCGCCTGAGCGGCTATGTCGAAGTCACGCTGACCAACGGCAAGACGTCGACCATCACTTTCTAGGGACCCCATGGCTACCTCCCAAGTACCGCGCGTGCAGTTCACGCCGGAAGGCCTCGTATTGCCTCAAGAATCCGAGATCCTGGCCGGCGTACTGGCGGACATGGACAGCGCCTTCGGTGGCGGCCTGAACAAGAACCTGGAGACGCCCCAGGGCCAGCTGGCCAGCACCACCACGGCGATCATCGGGGACAAGAATAGCGAGTTCGCCTCGTATGTGAACCAGGTGGACCCGGCCTTCGCCGCTGGCCGGATGCAAGATGCCATCGGCCGCATCTACTTCCTGGACCGCAAGCCTGGCACGGCCACCACCGTGATCGCGACCTGCATGGGGCTGACGGGCGTCACAATCCCAGTGGGCGCTCGCGCGCAGGCGGTCGACGGCAATATCTACCTCTGCACGCAGGCCGGCACCATCCCACCCTCGGGCAGCATCGACCTGCCGTTCTCCTGCTCGGTCAACGGACCGATCAGCTGCGCGGCTGGCACACTGAACCAGATTTATCAGGCGATCCCGGGTTGGGACTCGGTCTTGAACGCCGGCGCGGGCACGGTGGGCAGCAATGTCGAGTCACGGGCAGAGTTCGAAGAGCGCCGGCGCCAATCCGTGGCAATCAATGCCCGAAGCTCCCTCCAGTCCATCTACGCCGCCGTCGCAAACTTGGACGGCGTCATCGACGTCTACGTGACGGAGAACAACCTGTCCATCGCCCAAACCATCGGCGGGGTGTCGCTCGTGCCGCATTCCATTTGGGTGGCGGTGGTCGGCGGCGAGGCGGCGGATATCGCCTTGGCCATCTGGCGCAAGAAGAGCAACGGCGCGGACTACAACGGCAACACGTCTTACACGGTCGAAGACCGGGACGGCTATTCCTATCCATACCCGTCCTATGTGGTGAAGTGGGAAACCCCCGCCGCGCTGCCGGTGAAATTCGCGGTGCAGCTGGCCAACAATCCGGCGCTGCCGTCGAACATTGTGGACCTGACCAAGCAGGCCATCATCGACGCGTTCAACGGCACTGATGGCGGCCAGCGCGCGCGGATCGGCTCCACTATCTACGCGAGCCGCTTCTACGCACCCGTGTCGCTTCTCGGTGCGTCGGTGTCGATCCTTTCATTGCTCCTGGGCGACGTGACGCCGACGGCGGCGAGCCTGACCGTCCCCATCAACCGGCGCCCGACAGTGTCGGCGGCCGATATCTCGGTGACCTTGGTATGAGCGTGCAACCGAAACCCGGGCTGGTGGCGCGGACCTTCATCAGCCAGTATGCGAACAGCCCGACGCTCGTCCAGTTGGCCAACAACATGGACGACTACATCAACCCGGACACGGATTTCGACGCCTTCTACAACTTCGTCTGGAACGTGGAGACGGCGCAGGGCTTCGGGCTGGACATCTGGGGCAGGATCGTCGGTATCGGGCGCATGCTCACCGTTCCCGGGGATGTGACCTATCTAGGGTATGAGGAGGCCATTAGCTGGCAGCCCTTCAACCAGGCGCCTTTCTACACGGGCGCGCAGGCAACCCAGACATACCGTCTTGCCGATGACGCCTACCGCAAGCTGATCCTCGTCAAGGCACTGGCCAATATCTCGGATTGCACGTCGCCCAGTCTCAACCGGCTGCTTTCAAACCTTTTCGAAGGCCGCGGCCGTTGTTACGTGTCCGATACCGGGAACATGGAGTTCCGATATGTGTTCGAGTTCGCGCTGGAGCCGTACGAGATCGCCATATTGACCCAGTCCGGCGCGATCCCTAAGCCAGCGGCTGTCCTGGCCAACGTTTTGCAGGTCGACCTACCAACAACCTTCGGATTCAATGAGGCGCTGATGCAGCCTTTCGGATCCGGCGTCTTTTTCACATCCTCGGGGCTCATCCATGCAGGCTAGCAACGCACCCAGCAAATCCGCTGTTCCGTTCGCGCAGAGCGGCACCAAAAACACCATCCCCGTCGCCTCTCAGATCGGTGTGACGCCTGGCGCGGCTTCGTTCACCGACGGGTTCCCACCGTTGACGATGACGCCTCTGGCGGCGGGTGGCGTACCCCCTTACGGCGCAGACTTCAACGGCATCCTCAATTTTTTGAGCGCTGCAATGCGCTGGGGGCAGGCCGGGGCAGGCTATTCCTATGATGCCGCGTTCAGCGCAGCCATTGGCGGCTACCCCAAGGGCTCCCAAGTCAGGCAAGCTGCTGGAAACGGTTATTGGCTGAGCTTGGTCGATAACAATACGACAAATCCCGATACTGGTGGCGCTGGCTGGGCGGACATGGGAGCCGGAATTGCGACCACCGCACAGGCGCAAGCTTTAACGGACGATACGGTCCTCATCACGCCCAAGAAGTTGGCAGATGCGCTGGGCGGGGGAAATCAGTCTCTCACTACCAACGGATTTCGGAAGCTTCCGGGCGGCTACATTGAGCAGTGGGGATTCGCGACGATCAATCCCGACATCGATACCCTCACGAACTTCCCGATTCCATTTCCGAACGAGGTACTCGCGGTGTACGCGAGCAATGCGACAACGATCACGCAGACCACGCGTGCCGCTAAAAACGGGACTAGTCTGACTAACTTCTTTCTGTACCGGGCCACGACGAGCGGCAGCATTTACTGGCGGGCAATTGGCCGCTAAAGGAGAGAACCATGAAAGTCCTATTTTCACCGTCAGAAAATAGCTTCTATCCGTTGGACATGCGGAGCGACTACGAGCAAGCTGGGACTCTCCCAGCAGATGTGGTAGCCGTTCCGTACGAGGCCTTTGCTGAGTTCTCTCTTGGGACTGCCCCTGATGGGAAAACCCGTGCCGTTGGTGATGACGGGCTGCCGGCGTGGGGCGATGCCCCGAAACCAACGATTGCACAGCTGGCCACTGCTGCAGAAGCGCGTCGGGATGAGCTGCTTTATGTTGCCACCATGCGAATTGCACCGCTCGAAGACGCCGTTGAGCTGAATCTTGCGACGGCCGAGGAAATCGAATCGTTGCGCCAGTGGAAGACGTATAGAATCAGTCTTTCTCGTATCTCCACGCAATCGGGGTATCCGTCGTCCATCCAATGGCCTGAGCCGCCGAACTGACCAAGCGGATTCGATCAGGCGGTTAGGCACGATCTGGATACATTTGCCCGGTAGAGAACGAGGGGATTCAAGAAATGCCGGAAATTGTTATCAACCTGCAAGAGTTGTCCTGTGTATGCAGGCCACCTGGCGGCGGCTACACGCGTACAAAATCCGCAATTGTTCAGGCCCAAGGCGCTGCATACGGAGCGACGCCTTCATGGATGCCTATCGCTGGGGCGCAGATCACGCTCGAAGGCATGACTGAGCCCTGTGGTGTCGAGGTGGCGCTTTCCGGCATTGTAGGGCGCTCAGCGGATGGCCTGGTGCTATTCGGGATATTCCGTGATGGTCAACTGCTGGAGCAGGTGGGCGCCGTATCGATCCCGACGAATGCTGCAGTAGTTCCGATCTACCTCCGATGGCGGGACACTACACCGCTTTCAGGCGCACATACCTACGAGTTTCGGTGGCGCATTTGGTCCGGCTCCGTCTATCTCGGTAGCCGCGGAGATATGAATTTTGTGACGAACGTGCCAGCCGTCATGACGCTTGATGAGTTCATCATCTGATGAAGATATTGCTGCGGCTTCATTCGCCAAAGACGGAACTCTTCCAGTCGCCCACGCCCTGCGAGAAAGTCACATCGCTGCCTATAGCTAACTATGGCACAGTCGCTTTCCGGTGCCAACATCGAGACAGCCGGCGTCGGCTTTGGTGGGCTCGGCCTTGGGTTCAATGTGTCAAACAACATGCATCATGGGATCTTGAATCTGAGTGGCAGGTATCGCGTGCCATATGATTTGGACGGCTATGTTGCCGCGATCGTCTATGCCGGCGGGGATGCTTCGTTGCCTTCGCCGTCTATCCCAAATCCCATATTTCCTATTGATCCCGGCGGCCATTTGTCAGTGATCAGGCATCGATCATTTGAGAGATAAGGGTTAGCCCAAAGTGCCCGCCTCGTGCGGGATTTTTTTCGTCTATAGGGGACGCGATTGAACATCCAAGACTTCGACGCCTTCGCGGCAAAGTTCGCCGGGGTGCTGGGCGCGGCCGTGTCCATGCGCTACCTGCAGGGTTCGTGGCCGGCGCGCCTGAGCATGGCGGCCAGCGGTTCGCTGGTGGCCTTCTACGCGTCGCCATACCTGTCATTGCTGCTGGGTATTCCGGAAGGCTTGGCCGGCTTCCTGACTGGAATGTTCGGCATGGCCATCGTGTCGCGCGCGTGGGAGGCCGTGCAGGCGGCGCCCATCGGCGCGCTGTGGCAGGCAGTGATCGACCGCGTGCGCGGTAAGGGGGCATGACCATGGACAGCACCATTTACCTGACGCTCTGGGCCGTGCTGGCGTTCGTGAGTTGGCTCATCGTGGCTGGCGGGGCGGTGCTGGCGGTCTTCTCCCGCACCATCAAGGACACCACTTTCGAGCGTATCGGCCTGGCCGCCGTCAGCCTGACCGCCACCGGCGCGGCGTGCCGGATCTTCATTGCCGGCTGGGCGAGTGCCGGCGATGCAGCGCTTGCCGCGTCGGCCGCCTTCTATGTCGCCGCTGTGACGGCAAAGCACATCAGGAAACCCACGCTATGACCTTGGACACTATCGTTTCCGCCGCCATCACCCCCGCGCTGTCGCTGCTGCCGGCTGCCATGGACACGCCCGCGGCGCGCGTGATGTTGCTGGCCATCGGCCTGCAGGAAAGCCGGTTCACGCACCGCCAGCAGATCGGCGGACCGGCGCGGGGCTTCTGGCAATTCGAAAAGGGTACGCGGGCGAGCCGGGGCGGTGTGTGGGGCGTGTTCCTGCACCCGGCGAGCAAGGATCACCTGGCGGTGCTGTGCAACGCCCGCAGTGTGGCTTATGACCCGGACGCGATTTATGCGGCTCTGGAGTATGACGACGTGCTGGCCGCCGGCGTCGCCCGGTTGCTGCTGTGGACCGATCCGAAGGCGCTGCCGGCTGTCGGCGATGCTGACGCAGGATGGGCGCTGTACCTGCGCACCTGGCGGCCGGGCAAGCCGCACCCGCACACCTGGCCTGACCTCTACCGCCAGGCCGCCGCCGAGGTGCAGGCATGAACCCGTTCTGGAAGTTGGCGCTGCCCTGGATCGGCGGCGCGCTGGTGGTGCTGGTGCTGGGCGCCGGCGTCGTGCTGTACGGCGCCAGCCGGGAGGCCGCCGGCGTCACCAAGGAGCGCGCCCGCGCCGAGGCCGCGCAGCGCGCCATCACCGAAGCCTACCAACTGGAGAAAGACCGTGCTGATGCCCAATATCGTGGTGCCGTCCTGGCGCGCGAGGCTGCGAAAACTGGCCTGGCTGCTGCCCGCGCTCAGCTTGACCGCCTGCTCCGCTCCGCCGGCCGCGATCCCGCAAATCCCCGAGCCGGCCGCCGACCTGATGAGGCCGGCCCCGACTGGATCGGAGGTTTTGCAGCGTGCTACGCGGAATATGGAGACCTGGCTGCCGACGCCGCAGGATGGGCCGACCAGGTGAACGGCCTGCAAGGCTATATCCGCGGCCTGCGCGGCGTCAGGCCCTAGACAGCGTCCGCTCGCTTGGCTGCCCAGAACCAATGCGTGTGTTTGGCACGCCGGGCCTTGTGGCGCCGAAAGGTGATGCGCACCCGACCGGCGTGCCCGGCGTCGATCTCGACCTGGTAGTCGCGGTCCTCGGCGGTGGCCGCCGGCGGCAGGGTAAGGGCGGCCTGGGCCACGTACTGGCCGGGCACCTGCTCCAGGATTCCGTTGTCGTCCATGTCCGCCCCCCCAAAAAAAACCGTTCCGCAATGGAAAATCGGTGTTTGATTCTAAAGGGATTTTTCGGCGGTACGCCATTATGATTGCGGAACGGCCACCGGCCCGAAACCCGCATAAAGCCTAGATTCCTCGGCAGACTCATAATCCGTTGGTGCCGAGTTCGACTCTCGGGGGGCCTACCAAAGAACAATGCGGGTCTCGGAGCAATCCGAGGCCCGCTTTGTTTTCCGTGATGCAGCGGCGGTCCACCGCGCCATGTCGACAGGCGCCCGCATGGCATCGGTTTATCGTCGGGTGGCGGTTTTTCTGGTCGAAGGCGCGCAAAAGACCTGCACGCAAAAGACCTGTATTTTCTGAGCGCTGATTCCCGGTCGGCACAGACCGGGCCGGCATGGGCGGCACGTAGGACAGCGCTGATGACGATGCCTCGCGCAATGCGAGGGTGGAGCGCCCGTCGTCATTCCCCTATGGCTTTCCCCTCAATTCTCCCGCCATCGGCGCTGTTGCGGCCGACAGGCCCGCGCGGCGCAAGAGGCCGTTCGGCTTCTGGTTCCAACCCTTGTTGTCTGGGTATTGCTCCCTTTCGTGCCAGCGCATGCCGGCGGCGCCACCTTGGACAGGAGGGGAGGAGTGGAATCAGAATGTTACGAAATCAGCAAAGAAATTAACAATAGTTAAAGGCATCGCCTAATTCGTCCCCTTTTGCCTGTCTATATTCCTGACCGATAGCTAAATTTCACAAAATTGGCGTTTCAGTTGGTTTCGATGACCCGATAGCCTGCCGCGCAAGGATGCGCGACGGCCATCTTACCAAGCGCCGACCTGCGGATTCGAGATCCCGCTCATGCCGCGCCTGCCTGGGCGCCAACCGAGTCGGGCTGGTCCGGGGGGCGGAGTTGCCACCGGGCGTCGCCAGTTGCGTCACGCTTTCCGGTCTTTTTATTTTCATGCAAATTCTGCACACGCTTTCTGGCTCGAATCTGGGTGGCTTGGAGTTTCGCGTCCTGGATCAGGCCCGCTGGCTGCGGGAGCAGGGCCACGCTGTGGCGATTGCCGCGCCGCCAGGAAGCGAAACCCTGAAGCTTGCGCGCAGTTGGGGATTGGCGACCATCGGCATGAATTTCCGTTCGCCGTATTCGTGGTCGGGCATGCTCAAGCTGCGCCGGTTGGTCAAGGATCTGCGCATCCAGGTCATCGATGCGCACGGCACATCGGACGCCAAGGCGACCGCGCTATGCCGCGACCTGTGCTCGCTGGTACGGACCTGGCACTTCGCCCGCCCTCTGGGCACCTGCTGGCGGCGACGGCTGGAATGGCGCCTGGGCTGCCACCGCGTCATCACCACCAGCCAGGGGGGCGCCCAGGATATCGTCACGGCGGGCTTTGCCGCGCAGGACCGTATCAGTGTCGTTGGGGAATGGGCCGACCATGGCTTTTTCGTGGGCGCGGACAAGCTGGAGCGGCGCCAGGCGGCCCGGCGCGAGTTGGGGCTGGATCCGGCCGCGTTCGTCGTCGCGACCATCGGCATGCTGCGCCCGGACAAACGCCAGGAGGACCTGCTGCGCGTGGTGCATCTGCTGCGCCAGCGCGGGTTGCCGGCGCACGCCCTGGTGGTGGGCATGCCGACACGCGGCACCATGGCGTATGGCCAGAAACTGCAAGAGCTGGTGGCGGAACTGGGAATCGGCGGGTGCGTGACATTCGCCGGACATCGCGAGGATATCGCCAGTGTCATCCATGCCGCCGACGCGGTGCTGGTGCCATCCGTCAACGAGGCCTGGTCCCGCGTCGTGCCAGAAGCCTATGCGGCGCGTTGTCCGGTGGTCGCCAGCGCGGTCGGGGGATTGCCGGAGATCGTTCACCCTGGCAGCACGGGTTGGCTGGCGCCGGTGGGTGACATCGCCGGTTTTGCCGAACGACTGGCGTGGATCTGGTCGCATCCGGAGCAGGCCGCCCGCATTGCGGAGCAGGCGCGGGCGTTCGCCGACCGTCACCTGGTACTGTCCCAGAAGATGGCCGAGACGTTGAGCGCTTACGAGGCCGCGATGGACGAGGCGAGGATGGTCAGGAGCGGGGCGGTGGCAGCCTGACGCGAGAACGACGTTCAGGAGTCTCGTGCGCGGCGGGAATCGGCCTTGCCGAGCCAGGCTGGTTGCCGACATGTCGACAACCGGTTTGTTTGTTTTCCCGCTCAGCGGCGTTGGCGATGCACCATGCGTCCGAAGCAACGCATCACCGCGGCCACCGTGGTGGCCTCGCGCCAATATTTGCGGCGCAGGGTCCGCAGGGGCAGCCACCACGGCTTGACGATGATGTTGTCGGCCCAGGCCGGCCGCCAGCGCGGCATATTGCGGGGGCGGTCGACGATGGTCACCGTCGGCAGGCCGCAACAGGAGGCCAGGTGGCCGATCCCGGAATCGGTGCCGATGAACCAGCCCGACTCGTAGACTTGCGCGGCGACACCATCGATGGAGGGCGCTTCCACCAGGCCGGCATGGGCCTGCTCCAGCAGCGGGCGCCAGAACGCGCGTTCAGAGGGCGCCAGCACGAAGGTGGGTTCATAGCCCATGGCGCGCAGGCGACGGGCGACCAGGACGTATTTTCCCGGCGTCCAGCAGCGTTCCGCTTCGCTCGAGGTGGGGTGCAGGATTACGCGTTTGTCGTGCAGGCGGGCCTTGAAGCGCGCGGGCGCGCGCAGTCCGTTGTCGTCGCTCCATTCGGTCAGGCCGAAGGCGTCGACCGAGAACCGGCGGAATTCATCCAGGATGCCGTTGGGCGAGGCATGCCTGCGCGGCGCCGCCCGGATCTTGCCCCATTCCTTGGTGCTGAGAAAACGCCTGCAGACTCGGGTCAGGCCGTCGAATGGGCTGTCCGGGTCCATTTGCACGATGGTGTCGTATCCCGCCAGGCCGTCGATGTCCGCGGGTAGGGGCTGGATATCGAAGTCGGGAAACCATTCCCGCAAGGCGTGGCCGTGCACGCCATACACGGTGAGGTCGCGGCCGGCCTTGCGCAGATTGTTGGCCAGGGTCATCTGATATAACGTATCACCCAGCCGATTGGACAGGACCAACGCCAGTTTGCCGGTCTGGAAGGAATGAGCGGTGCTCACGTTCGATTCATCCTCGTGGTTTTTGCTGCGGAGGATAACCGATCGTATGCTTTTTCACGGTGGCCTTGCCGGATGGGTGCCAGCGGCGCCCGACGCACCGCGTGGAACAGAGCAGCCGTCTGCCGCTTCATCGTGGGGCGGGCCGGGTCAGCCAGTGGCGCATGGGCGTCGAATAATAGCGCGCCACCAATCCCCCCAGCATGGCCGACAGCAGGATCGCCAGCACGCTGGCCGCGGTCAGCGCGCCCGCCCGCCACCAGGTCGACACGACGCCGCCGGAATTGCGGCACGATGCGGCCGCCAGCAGCAGCACGGGGAACATGTGGGTGAGGTAGATCTCGTAACTGTTTTGCCCGGCCCAGCGCAGCGCGGCGGCGATGGCGTTGGGACGTGGCGCACGCCGCGGACGGCTCCAGCCTATCAGCAGGCAGGCCACGCCGATCTCTAGCAGCGTGACGTTCAGCCCCAGGCCCGTCAGGCCCAGCATGTGGGTGGTCTTGCGCAACAGGAACACCAGTGAGAACAGCGCGGTGCCGGCAAGCAGCAGCCTGCGGCCGTGCCGCGCGCAGCGGGCGGGGCAGGCGGCGTACAAGGCCGCGAGGCAGCCGATGGCGATGCCGTCCATGCCGGACAGGTAGGCGTGGTCGGCCCAGATTTCGTTGGCGCTGAAGGCAGCCCGGGCGAAGGGACCCAGCCCCACGAACAGCAGCAGCGCCACGATCAGTGCGCGCCGGCCCGCCGCCAGCGCCAGCATGCAGATCAGCGGAAACGCCAGATAGAACGCCTCTTCGATGGACAGCGACCACAACACGTTCCAGGCCGCGGGCAGGTAGCCGACCTGGGCTTCCAGCCAATTCAGATGCAGCGCCAGCGCGCTGGCCGCAGCCCGGGCGAGGCTGGTGTTGTCGACGACGAAGCCGGGGACCTCGGCCCAGTGCAGGCCGGCCAGTATCAATACCAGCAAAGCCAGGCAGGGGTAGATGCGGGCGATCCGGCGTCGCAGGAACGGTTTCCAGGGGACGGCTTCCAGGCTGCCCCAGCGCTCGAGGGCTGCGCGCGTGATGAGAAAGCCCGAGATCACGAAAAAAATGATGACGCCGTAGTAGCCGCTGCGAAAGACGAGGTTGAAGAGGGCGGGCGGCAGCACTTTTCCCAGCAGGCTCTGTTCTTGCGGGATGTGGATCTGCACGTGCAGCAGCACGACGCACAGGATCGCCAGGCCACGCAGGGCGTCGATGGCGGGATTGTGGACGGCGGCGCCCTGCACGGGGCGCGAGGCCCTGGGCTGTGGGGCGTAGGCAAGCATAGGTCGTCAATCGAATCGGGCAACGAAAGACGCAATGCTAGCCATGGCCCTGTGAGGGGATTGGGCGACTGTGTATAGATTTTGTAATGCCGCCGGCGCGCCGGGTCCCTGTTTGCGGACCGTGGAATGGAAGAGCGCCCCAGCTCGCGATGAGTCTGAGGCGCTCCTGCCCGGCTTCGCACGCGATGGGTGTCAGACAGCCCGGCAACTTCAATCTACTGCCGCCCTGGGGCCTGGGCAATAGGGAAAACCCGATGGAAATTAAGGGGTTACAACATTTTCTTGGGCGTTGTCCTGGGCCGATGTCGACTCGGCCGGATGGTGCGATGTTTTGATCCAGCTCGGTATCCGCGAATTGTGGCGCCCTGCGGCAGCCTCGACACTGTGACCCTCATTCATCGCGAGCGGAGAACGGCAGTGTCGGGATATTTGCAGCGTCAGGCGGGGCAGGGCATGACGGAATACATCTATAGGCCGGAGAACCACATAAACAAAGGCTTTGCGCTCGGGCGTCAATTAGATGTCTAAAACTCGACGCCCTGGACTGTGTGCTTATACAGCCTTTCGCGTCGGTCCTTTCACAAGCTTAGGGCGCTTGTCGCGCAGGTAGATCCGGGTCGTTCGGGGATCCGAGTGGCCGAGCAGGGCGCTCGGGTCGATACCTTGGGATTCAGCATCCGTGCCCGCCATTGCCCGCAAGTCGTGCAGGGTCACGTCGGGGACGTTGGCCTTGACCGCAGCGTCCTTGAAGATGCGCCAGACGTTGGAATGGAGCCGGAGGTTGCCTCCGCGGCCACCGAGAAGGTACGGCGTTCTGGTCGGGGCAACGCGCAGCTCCTGAGCACGCTCCACCGCAGCGCGCAATTCCGGCGTCCACGCGACCACCAGGCGCTTTCTCGTCTTCTGCTGTTCGAAGTACAACCCCTCGTCGCGAACGTGGCTGTCTTCGATTTTCAGCACGTCGCCGATGCGCTGGCCGGTCAGGTAGCAAAGATCCATGACGCATTGCAGCCAAGGCGGGCAGCCTTCGTAGATGGCTGCGTATTCCTTGGGCGTGATCAGCCGGTCTCGCGGCTTCTGGACGAAGCGCTTCACGCTGACGCATGGATTCGCATCTACTCGGCCGCGGTCCAAGGCCCATTGAAAGACCAGCTTCAGTACGGTCAGCATTCGGTTGGCCAGGGCTCGACGATCAGAGTAGCCGTCAAGCAGTTCCACCACGTCGCCGTGGCGCACCTGGTTCGGATAGAAGTCGACGAAAGCCTCTTTGAGCTGAGCTGCGCAGTATTCGTATTGCTTGCGAGTCGAGACGGCTACGTCTTTTGTCAGGAGCGGAAGGGCATCATCGATCAATGCCGGCATGCCGTCCTTTGGGGCGGAGACGATACGTGCATATTCGGTCAACGCGCTGTGCAGGTCGGCGCCGATCTTGCGCCACTTCCCGCCCTTAACGTACCAGTATGCGCCGTGCTTCTGGTACACGCACGCGGGGAGGTGTCGATCCTTGGTTCTTGGGCGCATGGCCTAGTGCTGCCTCCATAGCGGCCCGAAGGACCACAGGGGTGCCATCCGGGCGAATCTTGAACGGGATAGTGAGGAATCTGAGGGCTTCGATCTGGCCAGCCTTTCTGGCCTTCCCGGTCAGTTCGATCAGCTCTTCATTTGTGAGTGTGAGCATCTAACCTCCAGGTAGTCGAGCAGCAGGATTCCCGCTTGGACGTGTTCGTTGCTTTGACGGTCGTTCATGCTGACACTCCTTAGCCGCTGGGATACGATTGCGGCCAAATATGGAGACGAGCATGAAGGCGCTTTATTTGATTGCCGGCGCAGTGCTTACCCTCATTGGCTTGGCTTTGGGGTTCGCTCTCGCCACGAAAGTTGACATGTCGGCCGAAGCTAAGTGGTGGGATTTGATGACGGCGTTCGGCACTGTGGGGGCGGCGATGTTTGCCGTAGCCGTTCCTCTTTGGCAGAACTTCGAGCGACGAAAGGACGACAAGGCTGCTGTTGTGAAGCGAAACTGGGCCGTGGCTCACACGTGCTACCAGATTTGCGGTCAGTTGCAGGCGCTTCTCAAGCAATGGGAGGCCGGAGACAGGCCTTCGAGTTCGGAGTTTTCGCTCTTGCACACGCGCTTGATCGCCTTGCAAGACAGAGCCGATGGAGTATTTGGGGGATCGATCGTGTCGCTCCTCGCATCCATGTGCGCGAATTTCGAAGGTATGGCGCAGAAGGCCGAACGATCGGCTGCGGTTAGGGCTGCGCGTCAGGCACAGTCGGGGTTGGCGATGATGATTGTCAACGGCGCCTCCTCTGATGTGTTGCTGTCCGGCATTGCCGATGTGGAGGCGCTGAAACGGCAGTGCGAGGACTGGATGGCCCGAGTGTTGAGCGGAAATCTCGACTAGCTTTCTAGCTATCATTCTTCGCTCCCATTGCCCTGTCGGGATTGGATTTCGCTGTTCGGGCTCGTCGCCTTGGAAGCATTCATGCGCCGTCTTCCTCTCCCAGCACCCAGCGCAGGGCTGCGGCATAGTCGCCTTGCGCGGTTTCCAAAGCGGCCTGGATCTGCTTGCGGGACCTTACGCGGGGGCGCTCGCCCATGACTGCGGCCTGCTTGCGGCTTCGCTGGTGGGGCGTGGCGTTCTTGCCGGCCGCGACCAACTCGGCCACCTTGGCGCGCTGTTCATCAGGTTTGAGCTTCACCAGTGCCTTGGCATGGGTCAGGGTGATCAGACCTGCCTCGACGGCGTTCTGCACGGCCTTGGGGCTATCCAGCAGCGCCAGCGTGTCGCGGACCGTGGCGATCGTGCAGTTGTAGATGACCGCAATCTGGTCTTCACCTTTGCCCAGGGCAAGGTGTTGGCGCATCTTCTCGGCGCGGCCCAGAGGCGTATCAGCGGTGCGGGCTTCGTTCTCGCTGACGATCGCGTCCAGGGCGTTCTCGCGCTTGCCCGTGTAGACGATGCCGGGAATCAGTCGTTCCGGCACACCGCGTTCTCGACGCCACTGGTTGGCGAGCACGGCGGCCTTCACGCGCTGCCGGCCGAACACGACCTCGGTGTCGCCCGTCTCGGGGTTCTTGGAAACCGCCACGGGCTCCAGCACTCCCTGATAGTCGATGTTCCGCGCCAGCGCCTCGTTCACGGGCAGATGCACGCGCTTGTCATATAGGGGGCTGGATTCGTCTGTGACGAGAGTCAGCTTGGCGGGGTCGAAGTTGAGCAGATTGCTCTGGCCGTCCGCGCCGTACACGTCTTTGGATTTCTTGGCCATGTAGGCTCCGATAGGGATAGGTGATACGTCGTGTGCGCTATCGCGGATAGGGAACCCAGGTGATCATCGGGCGCTTGGTGGCCTTGCTGATTCGGGGCGCTCCGTGCTTATCGAGCTTCGGGCCGCGCTGCATGATGCACAGCCGTGAGGTTCGGCCTGTGGCCGCGGCGAGCTTGATGAACTCGCGGGCGAACTGTGGTGCATCGAACGGTGCCGATAGCTGGACAGGATTGCCCTTGGCCAGGTGGTACTCCGTCTTGACCTTGATCCAGTCGGCCTGGTCGGATGGCCGCAGGCACGCGCGAACATCCGCGGTCATGGATTCCTTATATTTTTGCCAAGCCCGCTCGGCGGCTTTCTTCGCGAGCTGCTCGGTCATTCCGTATACGCAAAATGCTCCCATGTGTTCACCTATGGGTTTTGAGATCGCTGGGTAGTGGGGCGGGCGGCGCCAGGGGGTGCCTCCATTTGGTGAGGCGCCGCCCAGGGAGAACGGCTAAGCGGCCGGATCCAGCGCCGCTCGGCGGGCGTCGTAGGCCTTCTTGAGCGCGTCGTAGTGCTCGTCCGGCGCGTCGCGGAAACCGTCGGCGACGAGGTCCAGGGCGTCGATGTTCGTGGCGCTGGCGATCTGCGCCAGCACGGGCGCCGGGTCATAGGCAAGCTGTTGCGGCGCGCCATCGCCTGCCTCTGCCTGGTCGGCCCCAGGCTCGGGTTGGGCGAAGATGAAATCGCCGTCGAGCGTGTTGTCGTCCAGGTGCTGGTCGCGGCCGCTGCTGGCCATTTCGTCGAGGGCCGTCGCCTTCTGGAATTCGATGGACAGCGGCAGGTACTTGGCCAGCCGGCGAATCACGGTCTTGCGGCCCATCTCCACGAAGTTGTCCTTCCAGGGGCCGTAGGCGCCCTTGCTTTGCGTTGCCGCTTTGATCTGGTCAATCAGGTACAGGCTCATGAATTCGAAGGCATGGCCGCCGCCTACGAGCTTCGCGACGGCATAGAAGCCGGTGACGGCGCCACGTTCGCCCATGGCCGGCCGGTGCTCCAGTTTCTCGTCCAGGCCATACACCAGGTCGAAGGTGTCGTTCTCGCAGACTTCGTGGGCGGCGATGCTCACGATCTGGCCGGAGCGGCGGGCCAGGTCGATCAGGCCCTTGTAGCCAACGATCACCTGCACCGACTTCACCCAGCGCTCATTGCCGCCGGCGTCCTTGCGCTTGGTGTTGAACGGGACGAGGTAGGCATGGCCGAGGACGGTATTGGGCTCCAATCCCATCTGCGCGCACTGACCGATGGCGCCCACCAGCGACGGGATGTCGCATTCGGCCAGGGCCGGCGTGGTGGTGGCGGCGATCTGCGCGACCTTGAGCAGGCGATCAGCGGAAAGGTGCTTGGGCAGCATCTTCTGGATCTCGCCCTTGCGCTTTTCCAGCAGGTGGGCGATCTGGTCCTTCGGTTTCATGCTGGCCAGTTGTTGGGACTGTGCTTGGCCTGTGGCCACGGCTTTCAATTTGGATGCGCTCATTTCTTCGCTCCTTTCAGGCGGAAGACTCGGGTTTCGGATGTGGTGCGGTAGGCGGCGGCGATATCGGGGCGAGCCAGCGCCAGGGCCTTGCCGTCCAGGCGGCTGGCGGACTGGCTTTTCCAGGTGGCCACCGGCCCGCCCTTGGCCGTCAGAATGGCGTTGGGCTCCATAAACGTCTGGATGCCGAACTTGAGCTCGTCGCGGCGTTCCTCGATGCGCTTGGCCTGGTCGCTGAGCTCGCGAAACTCGGCGAGCTGGGCCAGGATCTCGTCGGTTGCCTCGATCGCTTGGCCGTTGTCGCGGGCGTAGAGAAACTTCAGGTCGTCGAACGTTTCGGGATTGGGTGGGATGTCGGTCAGGACGTGGTTGGTCCAGAAGTCCACGGCCTTGGCGACCATCGCGTCGATCGTCTCCTGGTCGCGGCGCACCGCGTAGAAGGTCAGGTCATCCACGCCTACCAGCGTGGCGTAGAGGCACACGTCGCGGCCGGTGACGGCCAAGCCGGTCATGGACTGCGCCGCATAGTGAATCGGCACGTCGTCGGTTCCCATGTCGCCCCACTCGTGGGCGACGAACGGATGCACGGTCTTGACCTCGCCGTTCTGGATCGAGCCCAGCTCAAGGGGAGCGAGCCAGGGGAATGCCGCCAGGGCCTGCTCGGTGACGCGCCACTCGAAGTCGATCTCGACCGACAGGAAGGTGTGGTCGGGGTGCGTGTAGCGTTCGTTCACGGCGACAACGTCCAGGCCGTAGTCCTCGCGCAGCATGGCCACCACGACCGGTTCAAGGCGCTTGCCGCGGTTGAGCACCTTCGTCTTGGCCGGGTCGTCTTCGCGGTAGGCATCACGGCGGGTCTTTTCGGCCCACACCTGCAGGGGAGTCTTCCACTTGCTGACGCCGTACAGCGCGGCCATGTCGGTGCCGCCGAGGAAGCGTGTGCGATCCAGGGCGATAGGTTCAGAAATAGCGTTCACGATCAGTCCTTCGCGGCGTATGCCGTCGGGCGCCCGTCATGGGCGGTGGGAGTGGGGGAGTGGGCGTCGCGCGTCGGGCCGACCATGCCGCTGGCCAGCAGCACCACCGCGCCGGCGAAGATCGCGGCGACGCCGGCGAAGTCCAGGTCTCGGCCGGAAACGCGGGCGCGGTGCCAGAGGTTGCGCAGCCGGCGGATCATGCAGACCTCCGCCGGTAGGCCATCCAGGCATCCCCGAGCAGGCCCAGGGGATAGGCGGCGCACAGGCCACCCAGGATGAAGAGGAGCAGGGCGGTCATTGGCGGGCCCCGAAGGTCACGCGCTGGCCGTCTTCGCACCGGTCCGCAAGATCCGCGGTCAGTTGCCGGACCGCCAGGTCAAGCCACTGGCGGAAGAGAAGCCCCACCACCGCCAGCGGATCCCGTGCCACGGCCGAGCGCACCACCAGTGCGAATGCGTCCTCGGCCAGCTGATTGCCTTCGGTCGCGGCGTAGAGCGCTTCGGCGGCGCGCTGGCTGAAGTCGTATTCGCGGTGGATCAACTGATCGCGGCACAGCGCCAAATGCACGTCGCCGCCAAGGTCTTGCATCAGCTCTGCGCGGCGTTCCTCGTCGTTGTAGGGGCGAAGGATCGCGGCCGTGCCGCATGGGGTAGGAATAGACATGTTCGACATGTCAGTTCCCCTCGGTGCGGTCAGATTCAGATGCCGGCGCCGGGCTGAGCTCGATCGCCAGCAGGTTGCTGATCTGGTTTTCGATGTGGCAGGCCTTCGCTTCGGCCTCGGCGCGGATCTTCTTCACTTCCGCTCGCATCGACGCCACCTTGGAATCGATCAGTCGTTCGCGGTCAGGCAGTGCCAGGGTGATGCGGGCCTTGCCGATCAGCGTGTAGCCGCACTCGGTCATGTCCAGGTTGGTGTAGGACAGGTCGCCGAGGCGGACCTTGTTCGGATCGGTGATCTCGTCGGGCGAGGTCAGGCTGGTGGGCGTCAGCCATGCGCTGACGGTTTGGGTAACTTCCATGGTGGTCTCCTAAAAAATTACCTGTAGGTAAATATTATAGGAATACCTGTAGGTAATCTTGGCGGGAAGCGAAAGTAGGACCCTTTCCGCGTCTAGGAGATAGAACGAGATTTAAGAATCAATCTGTTACGATTAGCTCCCCATTGGCGGTTCAGCTTCCAAGGAGAGTGAGATGACGGTGTTGGCGTTTCTGCTTACTTCGATCTGGGCCATCCTATTGGTGGCCTCCTGGTTCGTTTCAGCATTCCTGGCGCATCACATCGCCAATGCCAAAGGGGCATGCGGAGCGTGCTGGTTCTTATGGGGAGTGGTGCTCGGCCCGTTGGCGCTGTTGGCCACGATTGGGATGCCAGATTTTCTGACGCGCAGGGAGATCGTTCAATTGCGGTACGCAATTCAGGACGCGGCTGCGCAGCAGCGCGAGCCTACCCTTGCAGGGGAACCGATCTACGTAGACTGAAGTCGTTGATGCAGCCGTCGGTCGACGCCTAGGCGCTCTTTTTGGAGTTACCCGCGCCCGGCGTGTGCGTGTCGCCGAATGCTTCCACTTGCCTAGCAACCCATTGTTCGATGCCACGGCGTTGTTCGGGCGTAAGCGACTCATACGCCGCTCGGCTGACGCTAGGGAAGGGCCATGCCGTTGTATCGGTTAGCCCGTCAAACCAATACGCGGGAAGGTCCAGGGATGTCTCGAATTCCCGGACGATTTCTTCGCCCAGCTTTTTATTCCCGCTGATGATGCGGGAAACATAGTTGGCTGGCTTGCCAACCGCAGTAGCGATCGCGGCTTGTTTGCCGCCGAACCGGTCGTCCATCAGGGTCCGAAAGCGCTGAAGGCGGACTGCGTAGATATCGTCAATTTCCATGGTGTGAAGTGTTGCCTGACAGCTACCCGCAGGTAAACAACCCAGGGGTAAATTTTTCTTGTCAAAATAATTACCCTGCGGTAATGTTTTAGGATGAGTCAACAACCCTTATCCCGAACAAGAGTGCCAGTGGAGCCTTTGCTCCAGTGGTTGAGGAAGACCCCCAAGCTGGAAGCGCAGGCACGCTGTCGCCAACGTGGCACGTCGGTGGGATACCTCCGCCAGGTCGCTTACGGCTATAAGCTCGCCGGCCTTATCGCTGCGGACATTGAATTGATCACCGATGGCGAATGCCGCCGCCAGGACTTGCGGCCCAATGACTACGGGCGTCTCTGGCCGGAGCTGGCCGCGGCCGCGCCGCAGGAGCCAAGCCATGCGTAATCGGGCTGGATATGGGCGCGAGAAGGGCGCCAAGGCTTTCGGGCCGCCGCAGATCAGGCGCGCCATGCAACGTGCGCTGGTGATGGTAGCGATCAGTCGGCGGCTGGGTTCCCCGGCGACCGCGCGGCCGAACGCTGCCGCGTCTGCTGCAGCCGCGCGCTTGGACGCGCAACCGAATCGAGTCCCTGCTGAATTCCATGGAGCACCAGCCGAGCTGCACTGTCCAGGCTCGGGCCTTGGTCCGAGTCTCGCTGGAAGTCTTCGGCCATGAGTCGCTTGAGCTTTTCGTACATGGTGACATCCCCTTCGATGAGGGCGCCGAGGATTTGCCCGGCCGCGTATCCAGCGGCTCGCTTTGCCGTGTTGATCGAATCGTTGAAGAAGTGCGATTCCTTCAGCAGGTCGTCGAACTGCTGCCGCGCCGTTTTTTCCATGCCCAGCTCCTTTCCCAAGGATGGTTTGTGTGAGAGCAGCCAGTTTAAGGGGAAGGGGCAGGGCGCCCATTCGCAGCAAGGAGCCTCCAATGCGTGAATTCCGAACCTACGCTGACCTCGATATCAACGCCTGGCTCGAGCCTGCGGGCCGCGGTGGCGTTCGACTGGTGCTTGAGGGGCCAAAAATGCGCCCTGAAGCTCCGACGCTCTTGGGCATGCGCCTACGTGATGGCGCCGGCAACCACATTGGCTATGCCACCTTTCGACCCGTTGGCGATGTCGCAGGGCGGTTCACATATGAGTTGGCCGAGATCATTCCTGGCGCGGTCCCGCCAGCCGGTGTGACGGAGTGGAGCCGACCGTTTGGCTACCTCGTGATCGGCTGGGAGCGCAAGTTCAAAGAGCAGTCGCCAGATACCGACGCGAGTGGGGGCTGCCATGCGTGAACTGTATGCCCGCGCCTTGCTCTGGTTAATTACGCCCGCGCTGCGCCGATACACCCGCGACGTCAGAGATCAGGAGGACTGGGATCGTCGTTGCGCGGAGCGGATGTACCGCTCGTTTGGCCCTGAGGGTAAACGGGGGAGTCGATGAGCCATGCCAACTGGTCTACGGTGTCGTGGACTCCTGACAGGAAGGCTTGTTGCTCCGGCGTGAGGCCGGCAGAATCTGCGCCCGCGCGATATGCCTCTTTGAGCTGGTGGTCCGCCCAGCTCCGCAGCCGCTCCACCTCGTCTTGCCTCTGTTCGGCGGTACGGCTGGTCGAGCGGATGAGTTTGCCAAGCGCGAAGGTGATTGTCGCCAATTGTCCTCTTACTTGCGGGTCCATGGTCAGTTCCTTCCACATATGGTTGGGGTTGGGGAATCCCGATCATATATGGCTGGAACTGGCCGCCAAATTGGTTGGCAATTCTAGGTTGCGGATTCGTCCCGACGTGTCCGACCAAGTCAAATTGGCGCCAGTTGAGTATGCGCATCTTGATCTAGAACAGGCGGCGCGGGCGTTAGACCGGCAGGAGGAGGGCGCGGTGCTACCTCCTGCACGGCGTGACTTATGTGTTGGGTGGGGCTTTATCCGTGTTCCAAGTTGCCCAGTCGACAGCTTGGGTCACGATCAACCCATCGTCTGCATCGATAAATTGACGGAAATAGTCCCGAACGTATGTGCAATTGGTGTCGGCGAGTTTGAACGCCCAAAGGGATTCCAGGACCCGAGTGGCATCGAGCTTTGCCAGTTCATCGTACAGCGGTTGGTAGTTGCGGGATTTGCGCAAGTCGTAGCTCAAAAAGTAGAGGGCCATTCTGACCAAATCTCCCGATTAATCGCTGCGTATGTGGAAGCTCCCTGCAGGGAGTCTAGTGAAGGTTGGTGGGATTACGTACGAACTCAGCCAGGTTCAATCCAAGGTGCTTTGTGGATTCTTCTGATTGCGATTGAGGCCGATCGCTCATTCTTCTGGTTGCTTAGCCTTTTCCGAGAAAAGGACGTCTCGATGGTAGGCCAAGTATTTTTCTTGGTCCTCATTGAATTGCCCTACGTTCATGTCTGGGTCAATGCCCCAGGCGATGAGCACCTCTCTGACCTCTCCGCTGGCAACCAGGATCTCTCCCTGATCGGAAAACGATATCCAGGCCGAGTCGAACAACTTATCGACGTGAGGCGAGAGAAGCAGGCCATTGTTGCCGTCGAGGCGTTGTTGGTTCGAGCTTTGACGCCACGGCCTGATGTGGCTCGCGATGAGCAGATCCACATTGCTGACACCCGTTACGCGGCAGTAGCGTTCGACGGACATGACGTTCTTTCTATATGTGCCTTGGCCTATACGCGCTTGGTAGACCCGCTCAACCTCGGTCTTATCGACGCCAGACACCTTGACCATCTCCCGATCAACGTTCGCGAGGGCGTCGTCGTCCGTCATGCCGATCAGGTCCAGCAGCTTCAAACCCAGAGGCACGCTCAACGCCGCCAGGTATGTCATGTTTCCGCCGCCATCCTCGCGCAGTGGCGAATGGACAGCAGGGAAAAGGTCGCCGATTTCGTCCCAATGCTCTTTGGGAGACAACGGGGATCCAAGGGATTCCCACTGGATTGTCACGCGCCATCCAGCATCGTTCCACGAGTGATACGCCTCGCTGGGAGCACTTGCCTCCTGTGCATCGCCAAGCGCAACGCCAACAGCTTGGAGCTTCGTTTTTGCGTAGGAAAAGACGATGTCTCCCCGTCGCACGCGAGATACGTTCGTCCAGGTTTCTCTCGCCCCGCCGCCTTTCTTGGTCTGGGGACACCAGATGTAGCCGCCGCTGAGCTCTCGGCGATGCATTTGGTTGTGGCTCACCCACCAGTAGCTGGGCGACGGATCCGAAGAGAGGGCGTCCGAGGCCACCTCATTGAACAGAGTTTGCAGAGCTTCCAAAACTGCTTCCACGTCGGAGTCCACAGCCAAGCCGATCCGCGGCCATTTGTACCTTGCATGGGTCAGGGTGGCGCGCCCCGTCAACTGCGACAGTTGTTTTATGAAAGCTTCGGCTTGGTCTTCGCCTTGCCCGGTCGCTCGGGCCATCGATTCAGGATCGACCGCGAGCTCGGCCTTATTTCCGGAAGCGATTCGATCGTGATAAAGGGTGATTTTTCCCTTCGGCGAAGTGTTGGTGCGAACGCCTACGTTGCTTTGCCATCCAGACAAAGGCCCATACATTTCCTGCAGGCCTTCCATCGCGGAGCGATAGACGGGGTTATCCAAATCGATCTCCTAGTTGAACAGCGATTGGCAGGCGCGAATGGGCGAATCGCTTTTGTCGTGCGTCCTACTTCACACCCTCGGCGATGGGGGCGGCTCCCAAGCCTTCTATATAGGCATTTATTGCAATTGAGAACCCGTCAATCGCCCGGTCTGGGTGGTCCTTTGCAAATCGATCCCGAAACTCTTCCCCGAATTCCCGGATGTGCTCAGCCGCAAGCCGTTTTCCCTCGGGAGAAAGAACTTCGCACACTGCGCGCAGGGCAATTTGCGCCGCCATCAGATCTTCTCGCATCGACATGCTCAACTTCATTTGCACCTCGTTTATTTGAGCAAGGTTCAGCATTTGCTGATGAGCTTGGACAAGTAGTTCGTGTTGCTCTTGATTCACTTTCAACTCCGCTTGGATGTAACAGAAAAGTAACTATCAAGAGTAGCGGGTATCTGTTACGGCATCAAGTTCTCTTGCACCCAACGCCAATGCGCGGCCTTAGACCTGGGTACGTAGGAATCCCACGGGGAAGTCTCGCTCGTTTCCTGAATCAATGCTCCAGGCAAGGAGTGCTGCTGGGACTGAGACCGCTGAGAACGGAAGCGCTCGGTCGCCCTCTCTTGGGCGAATTTCCAGTCGTACAAGGCCATGGTCCGTGGCTGAAACCGATGAGCATGCCACGAGTAATAGGCACACCGGTAGTTGCGTCCCATCGGGAGCCACAACGCCATCTGTGCGGTATTCAACGCCAGCCGTCCCGAAGAGCAACGCAACGGATGGCTCATACCTCAGCGCAACTATTAACTTCTTCATGGTCGGTCGTCTCCCGTCTGTTCAGAGTGAGAGCCAACAGTGTATGCCGTAAGGGGCCGGAGGAGCGGGGTGTTGCCGCAGGGGATTTACTCGAGCATATCGAATGAAGGCCAATTCGATTTGCTGGCTGGCCGTCCGGCTGAGTCGAAATCCGAAGTTCTGGGTTTTTGCTGGCGTTCACTGCGCCGATGAGGCCGCTGCGTTCATTCGTCGCGTATCCGGTGTGGAGTCGCGCGCCGAGCTCGACCTGGATCAAATGGCGCGCGACCGATTCCATGAGTTGGTGCGCAAACCATTCCTGGCATGGTTGTATTCTGGTGAACCTCAAAAGCTAATGTGTGGTGAATGCAATGCCACTGGACGAATTGGACGAGTTGCACCGGTAGTAGAGCAGGGTAGGGTTGTGGCCCCTGGGGGACGACGATGAGTGCTCAAGCTGTCGCTTGGGCATTGGCCCAGCCTGTTTGCCATTCCCCAGCCAAGTTCATTCTGGTGGCACTGGCGCATTATGCGCACGGCAAGCAAGCGCCGTGGAGCGCATTTGCATCCACCACCCTGATCGCGCAGCAGACTGGGCAAGACCGCAAGACGGTGCTCGCCAATCTGCGCCGGCTGATCGACGCAGGTTTCCTGGTCGATAGCGGCGAGCGGGCAGGGGCCACTAAGTCGGTGGTCGTGTTCCGGCTGTGCGAACCAGCAAGCGGTACCAATTCTGGTACAGCTTCGGATCAGCAAAGCGGTACCGAAAACGGGACAGCTTCCGAAGCCCAAGCAGTACCAGATTTGGGACAGCTAAGCGGTACCGAAATTGGGATAGCTTCCGATGATTTTGAGGGAAGCAGTCCCAAAACTGGTACCGCTTACCCCGAAGCAGTACCAAATTTGGGACACCTGGGTAAACCCGAAGCAGTACCAGTTTTCCCTACAGAAATAAAACATAAGAAAGAGGTAATACCTATCTTCGTAGGTAATACCTCTAAAAGCCGTAACACTGTCAGCACCACGAAGCGTGGATCTCGCCTGCCGGCAGACTGGGTTCTGCCGATGTCCTGGGGCAAGGCGGCGCTCGACCTGCGGCCCGACCTGTCCGCCGAGCAGGTGCGCGTACTGGCCGACGAATTCCGCGACTACTGGACCGCCGTGCCAGGAGCGAAGGGCTGCAAGCTCGACTGGCTGGCGACCTGGCGAAACCGCGTGCGAACAGCTCGCGCTCCCGTCGTGCCGAACGCGGTGGGGCCTCGTGCCGAGACCGGCCAGGACTGGGGCGAGTGGTGGAAGTCCGATGCGGCGACGGACCGCGTGGGGCGTGAACTGGGCATGTTTGCTCGGGGCGGCGAGACCTACGCCAGCTACCGCGATCGGATCTTCGCCGAGCTGCGTCGCCGGCGTGATGAGCAGGAGCGAACCGCATGAGCTACGCCGAGGCATCCGCGGCGGTGACCCGCCACCAGCATCCGGTCCAGGGCTACGGCATGTGCTGCGTCAGGGGCTGCATGCTGCCCGGGTCTATCGCTGACACCACGACCGGCGTGTCCGACTGGTACTGCCATCTGCACCACGGCACGGCCTACGCGGAGCAGGCAGGCATCACCGCTCGCATGCACAACCGTCGAAGCCTGTTCATCCTGGCTGGGCGCCTGAAGGCGGCGCTGCCCGGCCAGCCTGTGCCGGACAGCGTGATTCCCTGGCTGAGCCGGCACAGCCGCAAGGACTTCGCGGAAGCGGCCAGCGGGAATGTGACCGCGCAGGCATTGGGGGCGTTGATGCTGCGGGTGCTTGGCGACGAATGCGCGTCAGCGCAGCCGCGCGGAGACACGGCGGGAGCATCGGCCGGTGCGGGCCTTGGCAGTTGGTTCAGGGCCGTGGATTTGGTGAGTGACCTGGCATGAACTCAATGGCCAAGGCGCTCCTGATAAACCTTGAAACGGACGGCCAGTCAAAGGGGCGTACAGCGCTCCATTTAGCGTTTACCGTTTGGTCCAAAACTCATGAGTTGAGCTGGCGGAACTCGGATCTTTCGTATGCCGCCATAGTCATCTGCAAGATGATCCTCGGCTCGCATGAGCGCACTCTCTTCGGCCTCCTTGGATGTTGGAAATACCGTAGGCACATCTACTCGAACGTGGTCTGCCCCACCAGGCCGAGTGATCCAATACGCGGCCGTCCAACCATAGGGTGTTTCTACTGCATCTTCAACCCGAAAGCCAAACTGCTGCTGAACTTGGTTGTTCATATATTCCTCCTCGTGTGGAAACAGGAATGGTACCCGTACGCGACAAATTTTTCGGACGACGAGCCGGGCGTGCCGAGCTTGGCTGTCTATACCCGCCCGATACAGCCAGGCTGTGAGCTGGAGAATTTGAAAGGAGTAAAGAATGCCGCGTGAAGCCGGAACGTTTTCGTGCCCCGAGCACGCGATCGCCGTGGCCTACTTGATGCTGGCCATGCCCATCGAGCCGAAGAACCCGACGCAGTTGGTCTGCGAGGCCCTGCGCGAGCGGTTCGACGTCGAGTACGAGCGCAAGGCCCTATCAGGACTGACGCCGCATGAGTGGCACGCGCAGGCCGTGTTCATCGTCAAGCTGATGGAGCGGACGCTGGGCGATAGCGTGGGCTTCCACATCCTGCGGGCGCAGTATGGAACCGGTGAAGAGGGGGCGGCCAGCGCACGTCGGATCTCGGAATGGCTTAACCCGGAGGGGCTCGCCGACAGTTGTGAGCGTGAACTGACCGACCTGCTGGTCACCAATATCCTGCGTGGCCGGCCGCGCCTGCGTGATCTGTCGGATCGCTTCGACTTGCCTTATTCGGCCATACAGCGTGCCGGAGGCGCGTACCGGGTGCTGGTAGAAGGGAAGCGTCGAGCCGCCTTGCATCGTCTGGATACTCAAATGCGGGAGGCATGCATTGTCTGCGCGGAGTTTCCGATTGACATCCAGACAGAGGCTGGTTCCAGCGTTTACTTGACCGTTTAACAGCGCTCAACGGTTCCTAAAATTTGCTCCCAAATTGAAAGTAGGAGCAGCCGGTGAATCGTAGGCAAAGGAGAAGAAAGGCTTCGCGGAACGCGCACCAGCTTCAGACGCCACAAGCGCCTAAGGTCAATCTGCAAGACGCAGCTCTGGGTAACCCGGGAAAGGCCAAGTCGGGTAGTTCAGGCGACCTTGATTCACGGGAAGTCCCGGTGATCCTGCTGCTGGCTTTTCTTAGTGTCGTACCTATCTGCGCTGTCCTGGCGACGAACACAATGCCGTACTATGAGTACGTGTTGAACGCCGATAAGCGTGCAGGCGTTTTCAGCTATGCATCGTTCTGGCTATCAGCAGCCGCAGCGCTCGCGGCAGGTCGTGGGGTGCTACGCAGCAAGACTGCGGAAGCCTCAATGTTCAAGGATTCGGACTATTACTGGGAAGGGGCGATTTTCCTCTTCGCAGCGGCGGTTTGCGCGGCGCTCGCGGTCTCCGACCACCCGAGCACGCCGAAATTGTTGTTTTGGCTTTTCGTAGCACTTGCAATTGCTCAAGTCGGCCTCAGTCGCATTGCGCTTTCTCGGCTGCAGACGGTAGAGCGGAGGAGAGCACTATTGCGTCGGGTGCCCCTATTTCTGCTCTTGTTGGCGGGGCTAGGAGTATATGGCTATATCGTCTTTGTCTTTGCCCCCCCCTTGACTCTGTGAATCAAGTTGTGCAAAATTCGCCCAGACTCGTAGCAAGTTCGATCTGACGAAGCGCCCCGGCCAAAAACCGGGGCGTTTTTCATTGCACGTGCCAATCTGGGGCGAACTTCTCGATCCACGTTTGGCCACCGTCGACCGAGAGCTTGTGAGGAATCTCATTTTGATCCAGCCAAGGCTGGATTCTCTTAAGGGTTTTGGCCGAAAGATTCGCCCCGCGTATTGCCGTTTGCCCATATGTGACGTAGGCAATGTTGGAGAGCGGACCCTGATGTGCCTGATCGGCGTGGATCTGAATGTCGGTGCGTTTCGATGCATGGGTTCGTTTCATACAACCTCTTGAAGAACCTGGTTAGAAGGAAGCCGGTCACAGCTAAGTCGTTGCAATTTCGAGGTCGCAGCTGGCTAACGAAGTGAGTCGTCAGCCCAGATTCGATTGAGCGGCCTTCTGGGCCGCATGACTAGCTGCATGTGAACCTCAATGTTTGAGCCCACGCTATGTGAAAATTCCATAGAGCTATTCGCTATATGCCGGAGATGTCGGGCATATTTCGATAAGCCTTAAATATCTCTTGCGGTCAATATCCCCAACTTCGATTTGGCGACGGACGAGTGAAAGGCGCCGTCCTCGTACCTCCACGCATTGATTTGCGGATTAAGAAGCTCTGGCGGCTTTTTCAGAAAGGCTTTGCGCATTACCAGGACCAGGTCTTCCGTGTGGTCTTCAAGATTGTCGAGTAATGCGTACTTGTTCATGAGAGGAACAAAGTTTAGCCCTCTGGGAGTTAGTCCGTTAAATGCTAGAAATAGCATTTCGCCCCAGGATAACTGGGATCGCGCTATAGCCACATAGTGCCATTTTTCTTCGTCCGAAATCGATGATCTGTCTATCCAATCTAGCAGTCGATAAAGCGTTCGATAGATGGGGCCTAGAACAGAGTGGTGGTTTCTATAGATCGTCTCGTATGCAGTAATTGCCCGCTCGAAACGCTCGACGACTAATCTATTCCCATCTGTCAGATAGCTCTCGATCGCTTGAGGATAGGTGGCCGGCGGGATGGAGTCGTATTCCGTTAGTGCGCCTTTGGCGACCTTGCAGACCGATGAGGACTTGAAAGGCTGATATAACTCCAGAAGTCTCTGGGCTCCGCTGAGTTGCGCATTAGTCCCCGCGAGGTTAGTCACTAAGGTTCGATAACTGTCGTGCCATGCGAAAAAAGTCTGCTCAAAACTCTGCATCTTGATTGCATTGTTTTGCGCCGCTAATGCCTCCGTAGATTTCGCGGTTTCTGCACGTTGGAGCTTTAATTCATCCCGCTGCAGTGTTAACTCTTCCCGTTGCATGTCGACAGCATTTAACTGGGCCATGAGAGTGCGGACGAGAAGGATGATGGTGATGGTACCCACGATCGGATTTAGCAGTCCACCCAAGAAATCGCCAAATTGACCCCAGATATCGGTGCCACCTGTTCCCTGCTTCCGGATGAGTCCAAAATAAATACCGTAGGCAAGTATTAGCAAGCCCCCCACGATTATTGGGATCCGAATTAGCCTTGATGTGGCCTGTTCATTTCGTTGGTTTTGCTCGGCGTTAGGCACGAGATTTCCTTTTTTGTAAGATTTCGTAATGTCCGAATGTAGTGAAAATGGCGCGCACCGACAAGCATCGCCGCTTCGAGGGATGAGCGGTTGTCGATCGACGGCGGCAAGCGACGACAGGCCCAGCGAGGCGCTTGGACAAATGAGGAAGGCCGGGACTCTTTATCGCGCGGAGCAAGGCTGGTTAAGCATCGTGGATGATTCAGTATGAAGGGAGGGCGAGCGCGACCGATGGGTGAGGAGCGACCCAGGCCGCCCGCCGAGTGGCTGGCGCGCGCGGAGGCCACCGGCGGCTTGCTGGCGCCGGCGCCTCAGCTGCTGGAATGGACTGAACGAGTGATACTCGCCGCGGACGGGCCGCTTCATAATCCTGACCACGCTCACTTGGTTGACGCCGACCTAGCGTTCCTCTGGGCGTCGTCCGGCTTTCAGAAGGCCGGGCGCGTGGTGCTGGGCCAGGCCGAACAGGTCATGTTTCGCGCCAGCGGCTGGCAGAAGGTGCGCCAGGAGCAGCAGATGTTCGAGTGGTTCGGCCGTGTGCCGGCGTTCCTGATCACTCTGGCGGCGGACTACTGCGCCACCTGCAGCGATGCGGAGTTCTGCGCGCTGGTGGAGCATGAGCTCTACCACATCGGGCACGCGCCCGATCCGTACGGTGCGCCGGCATTCGACAAGGCGGGCCGGCCGAAGCTGCGCATCGTGGGGCACGACGTCGAGGAATTCGTTGGCGTGGTGGCGCGGTATGGGCCGTCGCCGGATGTACGGCGGCTGGCCGCAGCCGCCGGCGGTGCGCCGGCCGTGCCTCGGCTGGACGTTGCTCGCGCTTGCGGGTGCTGCTTGAGGGCCGCGTAGCGCAAGGCTTTAGAAACTGGCCTGCAACTCGCGCAGATGCCCTTCGATCTCAGCAAGGACGCGCGGAGCACATTCCGCGCAAATGTTCTCGCGGACCATTCCGCTGTCGTCGTATTGAGCCAGGTGTTTCTCCCCGGCGGCAATCGTGTGCTTCGAATTCGCGTGGCATTTACGGGTACCAGCAGCGGTCTCGATTTTCAGATTCTTGAGCGGATTGCGCGCTTTAGGCATTGTCGTCTCCCATTATTAGTCGAGTTACCCGTTTAGCGCCTTCTGTGTTTATTGGCAACATATTGGTATGGCAAAGCTCACGGAGGCGCACAAGCGCTTCATAGTCCAAGCCCTGGCCTGCTGGGACCGCCCCAGCCAGGTATCGGAGGTGGTGAAGGAAGAATTCGGTCTGGACGTCCCGCGGATGCAGGTAGCGCAGTACGACCCGACCAAGGTCGCCGGTAAAGATCTGGCCAAGAAGTGGGTCCAGCTATTCCACGACACCCGGCAACGCTTCCGAGAGGAAATCGCCGAGATCCCCATCGCCGATCAGGCGTTTCGCCTCCGACAGCTCGGCAGGATCTACGACAAGCACATCAGCCGTGGCAACGTCATCGGCGCGGCCGGCGTGCTGGAGCAGGCCGCCAAGGAGGTGGGCGGCGCATTCACGAACAAGCGGGAGCACACAGGCGCCGGCGGCGGCCCGATAGAACAGAAGACGGTGGTGGTGGATGAAAGAGAAGTCGCCGCCGCTGTCGCAAAGCTGCAAGGCGAATACTGACCCCGCCCTCCTGCGCGCCACGGCCAAGGCTTTATGCGAACAGGACCACCTGTTCTTCAGCCGGTATTTCTTCAAGCACCGCCAGGCCATCAAGTTCCGGGTCAACTGGCATCACGAGCTGATCGCGCAGAAGGTGCAGGACGTCATCGACGGCCGCATCAAGAACCTGGTCATCAACGTGCCGCCAGGCTCGTCGAAGACCGAGCTGGTCGCCATCAACCTGATGGCGCGCGGCCTGGCGCTGAACCCTCGGGCCCGGTTCCTGCACATCAGCTATTCCGACGACCTGGCACTGCTGAATTCGCAGACGGCCAAGGAACTGGTTCAGTCTGACGAGTTCCAGGAGCTGTGGCCGCTTAAGGTCGCCGCGGACGCGAAAAGCAAGAAGCGCTGGAACATCGAGGTCGATGGCCGCAAGGCCGGCGGAGTGTACGCGGTATCGCTCGGCGGCCAAATCACCGGCTTTCGCGCCGGTCACATGGCGGAAGGGTGGCAGGGCGCCATCATCATCGATGACCCGCTCAAGGTCGGCGACGCCTACAGCAAGCCGCGGCGGGCCAAGGCAAACCGTGACCTGATTGCCACGGTGAAAAGCCGTCGGGCCAACCCCGACACGCCGATCATCGTGATCATGCAGCGCCTGGCGCAGGAGGACGTGACCGGCTTCATCGAGGCCGGAAACCTCGGCTCGGACTGGGAACAGATCGTCATCCCGGCGCTGATCGATGACGCGTATGTGGCAGGCCTGCCGGCCGAGCTGCAGATCAAGGTCGACAGCAGCGTCCGGGACGAGAAGGGGCGCTTCAGCTACTGGCCCTACAAGGAGCCGCTGGCGGACCTGCTGGCCATGGAGGCCGGCGCCGGCACGGACCAGGAGGGCGCACGCGTCAGCCGGTACGTGTTTTCGGCGCAGTACCAGCAACGCCCAGCGCCGCTGGGTGGCGACCTGATCAAGGGCGCCTGGTTCGGCCGGTATGCGGTGCCGCCCCGGATCGTCGCGCGCAAGGTGTTTGCCGACACGGCCCAGAAGACGGCCGAGCGCAACGACTACAGCGTCTTCGAATGCTGGGGCCTGGGCGACGACGGCAAGCTGTACCTGCTGGATCTGCTGCGCGGCAAATGGCAGGCGCCGGAGCTCAAGCGCCGGGCGCTGGACTTCTGGGCCAAGCACAAGCCGTTCAATCCGAAGCTGTCGGCGCCGCTGCGGCAGTTCCTCATCGAGGACAAGTCGAGCGGTACCGGACTGGTCCAGGAGATCGCCGCCGGCGGGCATATCCCCGTCAAGGGCGTTCCCCGCGACAAAGACAAGCTGACGCGGGTCATGGACGTCCAGAGCTACCTCGAAGCGGGGCTGGTGTGTATTCCCGAGGAAGCCCCGTGGGTGAACGACTTCATCGCGGAATGCGAGGCCTTCACCGCTGACGATAGCCACGCTCACGACGACCAGGTCGACCCCATGGTCGACGCCATCAACGACATGCTCGCCACGGCGGGCAGCGACATAGGGCGCTTCATGGCGCTGGCAAGTACATGATGAACCAAGACGGCTACCTGTCGGCGTTGCTGGGGCCGGGCATGCTGGACGCATTGCCCGGCGGGCTCGGCGCGCTGGATGACCTGGCGATGTACGCCGAGGGCGGTCTGCCGGCCCGTGTCGTGGACATGATTCCGGACACCGCGGTGTCGCGCGGCGTGACCATCGCCGGCGACGATCGGGTGCGGGACGAGCTGGACCGGCTGAAGGCGCTGCCCGCCCTGGCTGATGCCTGGCGCTGGGCGCGGTTGACGGGCGGCGGGGCGATTGTGGTCGTGGCCAAGGATGGGCGCGCCTTGCGTGAACCGCTGAACCTTGACGCCCTGGACACGCTTCTGGAGCTCAAGGTCTTCACGCTGGACGACATATCGGCCACCGAGAGGCGATATTCCAACCCCAAGGAGGCGAACTACGGCATGCCCGAGATCTACCGCGTGCGCGTGCAGGCGGCGGGTGTGCCTTCGGCTGAATTCCTGGTGCACGAAAGCCGCCTGATCGAGGTGCCGGGAGATCCGCTGCCGGCGCAGCTCAATCGCAAAGGCATTCCCTGGGCGGGGCGGCCGGCGGCGGCGCGGGCGTTTCGGGCGATCCGGCGCTACGGCGAGGGGTTGACCTGGGCGCTTCGGCTGATGGAGAAGAAGCAACAGGCCGTGCACAAGATGAAGGGTCTGGCCGGCGCCATCCAGGCCGAGATGGAATCCGTTGTGCGCAAACGCGTGGAGATGGTCGACGCTGCCCGCAACGCCCTGAACGGCGTGGCCGTCGATGCGGAAGACGACTACCAGGTGCTCAGCTCGGACATGGGCGGCATCAAGGACACCCTGGCCGAATTTCAAATCGCGGTGTCGGCCGAGGGCGGTTACCCGGTGAGCGTGCTTTTCGGGCGGTCAGCGGCTGGCCTGAACGCTACTGGCGACGGGGACCTCGAGGGGTTCTACAACACGGTGGCCATGGGCCGCGAGGTGAAGCTGAACCCCGCGCTGGAGCGCCTGGTGTCGTTGATCCGAGCGCAACGCTCATTGGCCGGTACCGGTACCGCGCAGGGCGAGACCTGGTCAATCACCTGGCCACCGCTCAAGCCGGCCACGGCCAAAGAGGAAGCCGACGTTCGCAAGGCCAACGCCGAGGCCTCGGCCCGCGAAATGGACGCCCTGAGCGCCGCCGTCGACAACGGGCTCAGCCAGGATCAAGCGATGCGCTACATGAAACAGGAAGGGCTCTATGGCCTTGTTCCCGACGCAAACGGTCAAACGGCCACGTCGTACGCCGCGGCCACCTAAGCAATGGCGCTACCCACTCGGTGACGAGCAGGACTACGCGCGGGCGCTGCGGACCACTGCGCAGGCTGCCATTCTGGCCGTAGAGCGGTATGTGATACCCGAGCTGCCGCAGGCGCTGCGCGAGGATGACCTGCGCAACACGCCGGCCGGCGACGGGGGCTGGTTCGAGTTGCTGCGCCGAGCCTTCATGGCGGCGCTGCAGGCGGCGGTCTTGCCGGATGGCAAAGCGCAGAGCCTGGCGTCGCTGGTGTCCCAGCGGGTCGAGCGATACAACAAGGAGCAGTACCACCGAATGCTGCGTCGCGCCTACGGGGTGGATGTGTTCAAGGCCGAGCCGGCCCTGGTCCGCATCCTACGTCCCTGGGAGGCTGAGAACATCGGCCTGATCAAGTCCATCCCCGAGCAATACCTGGACTCGCTGCACGGCCGGGTGGTTGCTGCCGTCCACAGGGGCACACCCCTGCGAGACATGACCCGCGAGATCCGGGAAACCTATGACCTGCCACGCAGGCGCGCCGAACTGATCGCCCGCGACCAGATCGGCAAGCTGAACGCCAACCTGACCGAGTACCGGCAGACCAATATCGGCGTCAAGAGGTACCGGTGGCGGGGCGTGCTGGATGACCGCGAGCGCGATGAACACGTCGACCGCGAAGGCCAGGAATTCAACTGGGACGACCCGCCGCCGGACGGCCACCCCGGCAAGCCCATCCGCTGCCGCTGCTGGGCCGAGGCCATCCTGCCGGCCCTCGATGATCTGGACGCCCTCATTATTCATTGAAGGAAATCCCATGGTGATGCGATATGACCGGGCGCCGCTGAAGGCGACCCGCACGGACGAGGGCTACCTGGTCGACACGCCCGTGCTGACGCGTACCGGCGTCTTCGAATACCGGGACGGCGCGGGCCGCGTGCGCCGGGAGTACCGACCGCCCGAGGAGGTGTTCAACGCTGACTCCCTGGCCAGCCTGCGGGGAAAACCGATCACCGACGGCCATCCGGGCAAGGTCAACGCCCAGAACGTGCGCCAGCACATGATCGGCACGGCCTTGTCGGCAGGGCGCCAGGACGGCCAGAACATGGTCGGCGACATCCAGATCTTCGATACCGGACCCGTGGACGCCGGCAACAAGGAGTTGTCGCTGGGCTACGAGCTCGAGCTGGACGAAACCCCCGGGGTATCGCCGCAGGGCGAGCCGTACGACATCGTCCAACGGCACATCCGATACAACCACCTCGCCGTGGTGAAACGTGGGCGCGCAGGCAATGCGCGCTTGAATCTAGACGCGGCAGACGCCGTAACCAAAACCGATGAGGAACATGACATGAGCACGGTCAAGATCCGACTCGACAACGGCCTGTCCTATGACGCCGCGCCCGAAGTCGAACAGGAGATCAACCGCCTGCGGGCCGACCTGAAAACGGCCAGCACCAAGGCGGACGCGGAGGCCGCCCGCGCCGATGCCGAGAAGGCCCGGGCGGACCAGGCGGAGCAGAGCATCGAGCAGGCCCGCCAGGACGCCAAGGGCGCGGCCCTGGCCCGCGTGAAGCTGGAAGCGGTGGCCACCGAGCACAAGGTGGCATTCAAGGCCGACAGCACCGACCGCGCGCTGCGCGAGGGCGTCATCAAGGCGGTCCGTGGCGACTCGGCCGATCTGGCCGACAAGTCCGACGGCTACATCGAGGCGGCGTTCGACCTGGCCGTGGGCGAAGCCAAGAGCCGCCAGGATGCCGTCGAGACGCAGCGCCGCGAGCTGGCCGGCGGTGAACCGTCGGCCGCCCGGCAGCAGCGCTCCGATAGCGCGCCGCCGCCCAAATCGGCCAGCGCGGCCCGTTCGGCCTACCTGGCGAACCTGAAGAAAGGAGGCGAATGATGCCCGCCATCTACGATGACCGCATGGAGCCGGCCTACGCCGGCATGAAGGCAGACCTGGGCTATGACGATGTCGAGACCTACGCGGCCGCGGGGGATATTGCCCCGGGCGTGATCGTGGGCGACACCACCGACGACCGCATCGTCGCAGGCCCGGGTTCGCGCATCCGTGGCCTGGCGCTGCACACGCACACCATCCCGCGCGAGGGGGGCTACCGCGAGTTTGACGCCGTGAGCGTGCTGCGCGTTCGCCGCGGCTGGGCCAAGGTGTCGGCCGGCGGCGCCGTGACCAAGGACGGCCTGGTCCGCTGCGCGGCGGACGGCACCGTCTCCGACGGCGGCGCCACCGGTGTGCCCAACGCTGTCTTCCGGTCGGGGGCCGTGGAGGTGTCTGGCGGCAAGATCGCCCTGATCGAGTTGCTGGCGCCCTTTGCCGCCCCGGCGGCGCCCTGATCCAGCCGCCATCATCCGCAATCACCCCAAGGCCCCGCATAGGGGTCTTTTTCATTGGGAATCAGCATGGAAAAACACGAGCATTACGACGAGGCCGACCTGCCGGCCGTGAAGAAAATCGTCGTGGCGCTGGCCGGCATGCGCGAGGACGAAGGTCTTTTCAGCGCTCGCCAGCTGGACTACGTCAAGACGCGGACCTACGACAAGAAGCTGCCGCCCATGGTGGGCCTGACGCTGGTGCCAATCTCCACCGAGGTGCCCGAGTGGGCCGAGACCTTCACGTACTTCATGTACGACGAGGTCGGCATGGCCAAGATCGTCGCCAACTACGCGGACGACCTGCCGCGCGCCGACGTGAAGGGCGAAGAGAAGGTTGCCCAGATCAAGAACATCGGCGACTCCTACGGCTACAGCGTGATGGAGCTGCGGGCGGCCGCCGCCAATCGCAGCGACCTGCCCACGCGCAAGTCGATGGCAGCCCGCAAGGCGATCGAGATCAAGCTGAACCAGATGGCGCTGATCGGCGATCGCAAGTTCGGCCTGTACGGCCTGGTGAACCACCCGAACGTGCCGCTGGTGGTGGGGCTGCACGGTGACTGGCTGAATCCGGCTACGACCCCCGACCAGATCCTGGCCGACCTGGACATGATCTACGACGCGGTGACCAACCAGTCCAAGGACGTGCACACGCCCACCCGCATCGTCATGCCGACCGAACAGCGCAGCCGCATCTTTTCGCGCCGCGTCCCGGATTCCAACGGCAAGACCGTGGGCCAGTTCTTCCTGGACAAGCATCCCGGCCTGCAGATCATCGGCGCCGCCGAGTTCAAGGGGGCGGGCGCCAACGGTAAGGATCTGATCCTGGCCTACGAGTACAGCGAGGAAAACCTCGCCATGGAGCTGCCGATGCCGTTCAACCAGCTGGCGGCGCAGGCCCGGGGCCTTGAACTCGTCGTGCCGTGCCTGGCGCGGGCCGGCGGCGTGGTCGTGTATTACCCGCTGTCGATGGCGAAGGGAGATATCTGATGCTGTATTGCGAAAACCGAACTAAGGCGGTCATCAACATCGGTGGCCATACCGTGATCGCGCCGACGCGCGCCGCGTGGGTCAACCCCGAGGACCGTGGCGTCCAGGACCTGATCGACCGCGAGCTGCTGGTCGAGACGGACCCGCCTGGCGAGGACGCGGTTGTGCCGCCGGGCCGCGGTGACAAGCCGACCCCCGCGGTGAAAGCGGACAAGGAGCCGTCCACGGTCAAGGAGCTGAAAGCCTGGCTTGATGAGCAGGGCGCCCAGTACTCGCCATCGGCCTCCAAGCCTGAGCTGCAGGGCCTGTATGAGGCCTTGAAGGCTGCCGCTCCGGGCGAAGGCGGCGGGGATACGCCGGCCGGCGGCGGCTCGCAGGAGTCGTAAGCATGGCGGCCACCATCGACGATCTGGATTTCCTGGCGCCGGCGGTGGCCAGCTTGCCGGCGCCGGACAAGGAGCGGGCGCTGGCCATGGCCGCCGACTACCGGCCGGCATGCCTGCCCGCCAAGTTGCAGGACCAGGCACAGCTTTGGTACGCCGCCTGGCTGCTGTACGGCATCAAAGCACAGCGCGCAGCGGACGCCGACGGTGTGGTGGCCAGGCCTGGCCTGGTCAGCGAGAAGGAAGGCGACCTGCAGCGCGTCTATGGCCGAGTGGCCGGCGCGGAGGATCCGGCGGGCTTCTACGGCAGATACGAACGGCTGGCGCGCATCTGCAAGGTTGGCGCGGCCACCATAAGGAGCATTCCCCGTGGCGGTTAAGGCGATCGACAAGGGGCTGGAGGCGCACGCGCGTCTTGCCAAGGCCATCAACGGGCGCGGCGTCGAGTTTGGCATCCAGCGGGATGCCGGCAGGGACCCGAAGACGGGGATCGAGCTGATCGACATCGCGATCTGGAACGAGTTGGGCACCGAGCACATCCCGGCCCGCCCGGCTATCCGCGATTTTGCCGAGAAAAACGGCGAAGTGCTGGGCGTGGCAATGGAGCGGATGGCGGGCGCCGTCCAAGACGGCAGCCTGACCGTGGAGCAGGCCCTGGATCAGTTGGGTACGTTCGCTGAAAAGCACCAGAAGGCGCACATCCAGCATTCCAAGGAATGGGCCAAGCCCAACGCGAAATCGACGGTGGCCAAGAAGGGCAGCGATGTGCCTCTGATCGACCACGGGCTGCTGGTGAATGCTGTCCGGTACCAGAAGGTGTAGTGGCATGAGTTTCCGAAAGCCGCATGTCATCCGTGGCCAATTGCCGGGGCGCCGGGAGCGCGGGCGCTGGATCGAGGGCGAGCCCATTCCCGATAGAACCATTTCCGCCTCGGTGCAGCCGGCCAAGGTGGGCGACTACGAGCAATTGCAGGCAACCCCCGAAGGGCGCCGCATACGGGCGGCCGTCCGGATCTACACCTGCAAGCTGTTGAGCGTGGCCGGCCAGGACTGGACCGGCGGTGATCGGCTGGTCTGGGGCGCGGGGCCGCTAGCGGGTGAATACCTGCTGGTTGGCGTGGCGCCCTGGCAGTCGGGCGTCATTCCCCATTACCGCTACCTGGCCGTGCTGTTGGCCGACCAGGAGCAACAGATTTCCCAGCACACCCCGGCCACCTGGACCGGGCGCGGACGGGGCTAAGCGTCCGCAGGGTCTCTCCCTGGGGCCGGCCAGGCAATCCAGGTCACCGGAGAGGGCAGCGCCGAGTCGCAGGCCGTGCAAGCACGGGCGCGATAGTCCCATCGGCGCATACATCCGCAGGACGACCATGACACCGGAAGACGCGATTTTCGAACTGATCGAGGCCGCCGCCGGCATCCCCGTGATCTTTGCCAACGAGAACGGCACACGGCCGGCGCCGCCGTACATCGCCATGGCGGTGCGCTGGGCGCAGGCCAGCCGGGCCGAGCAAGGCGAGGTGGATGAGCACGGCAACTCATTGATATCTCAACACAATGACGCCACGGTGGAGCTGCAAGGGTTCGGCGCCGGTGCCTATGACGGCCTGGACGCGCTTCAGCTACGCCTGCAGCAGCCCGAATTCGAGGAGCGCGCCGAAGCCCTTGGCCTGGCGGTCTTTAATCGAGGCCGCCTGCAGAACATCCCCGTCTTGCGCGAGGGCGCGCGGTACCAGCATCGGGCCCTCCTGGAGCTGGGCGTGCGCTATGTCGTCGCGAGCCTGGCGGCCGTGCCTGTTATCGAATCGGTCGCGCCCGCCACGTAAGCGCGGCCGCTTCCCCTTTGCCACCTGGCCGCCTTGCAAGCGGCTTTTTTACTGGAGCCACGCATGGCAAACCTTGAACGGATCGTCAATGTGGCGATCTCTCTGAACACCACCGCGATCAAGCAGCAGAATTTCTCGGACATCCTGGTGCTGGGCGCGCACGCGCTGGCGGTCGGCCGCATCCTGGTCGTCTCGGAGGCGGCCGAACTGCTGGAGCTGGGCCTGAGCCAGGCCGACCCGCTGTACATCGCCGTGCGCGACGCTTTCAAGCAAATCCCGACCGTGCCGCGAGTCTTCGTCGGCCGGCGCCATGTGGAGACCTCGCGCGTCACGGTCACGCGGGCGAACACCAGCGATTATGCGATTACGTTGTCCTGGCGAGGTCAGGATGGCAACGTCCAGTCGGTGGCGTCCAAGTTCACCGGCCTGGCCGACAGCACGCCTGCGACGATCGCCGCCGGTTTGGTGCAGGCCATCGTCGCAGGCGGCGCGCCGGTGTCGCCGACCTCTGTCGGCTCGGAAATCTCCATTACGGCAAAGGACTCCGGTACCGCGGTGGCGGTCGCGGTCAAGGGCAATCTGTCGGTGGGTATCGCGACCAGCTCGGAGACGCCGACCGCTGCCCTGGCCGCATGCAGCAAGGAAAATGCCGATTGGTACGGCGTTGCGCTGGCCAGCCGCAAGGAGGCCGACATCCTGGATGCAGCCGAATGGGTCGAATCCAATGGTCGGCTGTTCGGCGTTTCCAGCGCCCAGGCTGGCATCCTCGACGCCGCCGTCACCGACGACCTGGCCTCGAAATGCCAGCAGAAGCAGTATTTCCGCACGCATGTCTGGTTTCACGGTAAGGCCGACAGCGAGGCACTGGATGCGGCGGTGGCGGCAAACCGCTTCACGTTTTACCCGGGCGGGGAAACCTGGGCCAACGCGCGCCTGGCCGGCATCACCTACGACGGGCTGGCCGAGGGCCAGGCGCTGGCGGCGCACGCCAAGAACGCCAACACCTTCGAGCAGATGCGCAGCTTCGCCGTGACTCAGAACGGCAAGGTGGCCGCGGGCGAGTGGATCGACGTCATCCGCGGCCGCGACTGGCTGGCCGAGCAGGTCAAGATCGAGGTGGCCACCCAGCTCGTCAACGCACCCGGCAAGGTGCCGTTCACCGACGACGGTATCCAGGTTCTGGTGGCCGGCGTGCGCAAGGCCCTGATGCTGGCCCAGGCCCGCGGCCTGGTGGCGCCCGACGAGGTCGACGCCGCCGGCAAGATCATCCCGGGCTTTGTGATCTCGGCGCCGCTGTCGATGAACATTCCCGCCAATGACAAGGCCAACCGTGTCCTGCGCGACCTCAAGTTCAGCGCTCGCCTGGCCGGTGCCATTCATGTTGCCGATATCAAGGGCAACCTGACCTATCAACAAATCTAAGCGGAGCACCTGAGCATGTCCGTAAAAAGCTATGCCCCGAGCCGGGTAAAGATCGTGATGGGCGCGATCGCGCTCAGCGGCCTGGCCGAAGACACCTTTGTCACCGTGGCCGAGATCGGCGAGGGAATCACCTCGGTTTCGGGCGTCGATGGTGAGGTGGCCCGCGCCATGTCGCGCGACACGCGCCTGCGCATCACCGTGACGCTGTTGCAAACCAGCGCCAGCAACGCGCTTCTGTCGGCCTTGCACCAGGCCGACAAGGCGACCGACGGCGACGGCGCCGTGCCTGTGGCGGTGACCGACCTGCGGGGCAAGTCGCTGCACGCCTCGGATTCCGCCTGGATCGTCAAAAGCCCCGAAGCCGGCTACGGCGCCAAGGTCGGCACCCGTGAATGGGTGATCGAAACGGGGCCTTCCATCAACGTCATCGGAGGCAATAGCTGATGAGCCGCACGCTGTCGGTTCCCATTGGAACCACCACTTTCCATATCCTCAAGTTCGACGCATCCACCCAGCTCAAGTTGTTGGGCGATTTGCAGAAGGAGGTCTTGCCGGCTGCTGGCTCGCTGTTTGGCGCCGTCGTGGGTGGCCGGGCGAGCGACGGCTCGGCTGGTGCTGGCGAGGCCACACTGCGGGACGAGCAGGCCGTCATGCAAGCCCTGCGACATCTGTCCAGCCGCCTGGGCGGCGACGAGCTGCAGAAGTGGTTTGGTCTGCTGGTCGGCCCCGACAACGTCAGCTTCGAGCTCGAGGGCCGCGAGCCTCAAAAGCTCACCGACGCCCATCGCGGGCTGGCGTTCCAGGACTTCTCCGAAATCCTGGAGCTCATGTACCACGTCCTGATGCATAACTTCGCCGGCCCTTTGGCGCGTTGGGCCAGCCGCTTTGGTCTGGCCCGCGGGAAGCTGGGGAATCTGTCGGCGTCTTCCGCCCCGACTTTGAGCGAGAGCTGATCATCTGGCGGCCGATCCTGGCCGGCCACATCAGCCTCGACGCCGTGCGCCAAGGGCATGTGGACCTACTGGACATCCTGAAGCTGAACGCCCTGATGGACGCGCAGGAAGCCCAACAGGCCCAAGCCAATAGGAAAGACCGATGAATGTAGTTCGCGAGCTGGTGACCCTCCTGCGGTACGAGGTGGACGATTCGGGTCTGCAGCGGTACCAGCAGGCCTACGCGGAGGTCCAGGACACCATTGCACGGGTCACCGAATCCGCCGTGCAACGCATGCGAGAGAGCTTACGGCAGGCTGCGACCCTGCGACCCGCAGCCGTACCCACGCCAGCCGTGAGCACGCCGACGTCCGTAGGCCTGCCGTCAGTACCTCGTGGCGCGGCTGCGGCTGTTGCTGGCGTTGGGGCGGCATCGGCTTTTCCGGTCAACGTCGCGGATGCGCGAGCTCGGATTGGGCAGGTTCAGGCCGCCTACGGCACCTTCATGGCCAAGGCGCGCAGCGGCCTGCACACGGTTCGGGAAATCGGAATCGGCACCTGGGAGGGCATTCGCCTGGGCATTCAGGATGCCCGTCAGGCTCAGGAACGCATGACCCGCGCGCAATGGCAGGGCGTGCGCGTAATCAAGGAGCAGGCCGGTGCCTTCTCGGGCCTGCGCAAGATCGTCGGCACGGTCTTCGGCGTGGCCGTCGTCCGGCGGATCTTCAGCGACATCGATGCGTGGGGCCAGATGGAGGCCCGCATGCGCCAAGCGACCGCTTCGGCGCAGGAGTACTCGGAGGTCGACCAACAATTGGCCCGCGTGGCCCGCCTGACCTACAAATCGTACGAGTCCAACGCCGAGCTGTTCGTCCGCACGCGCCGCACCATGGCCGACCTGGGCAAAAGCACCCAGGACACGGTGGACGTGACGGAAGGCCTGGCGCTGGGGATGGCGCTGTCCAGCACCAAGGCGCAGGACCAGGAATCGGTCATCGCCTCGCTGACCACCGCGATCATGCAGGGCAAGCTGGCCATGCACCAGTACAGCACGCTGATGCGGGCGGCGCCTCGCCTGCAGGTGGCGCTGGCGGACGGGCTGGGCCTGACCACGGACAAGCTGCTCGAGCAGGTGAAGGCTGGCCGCCTCACCAGCGACAGGTTCCTGCCGGCGCTCCAGTCGCAACTGGTGAAGATGCGCATCGAGGCGCAGGACATGCCCGTGACCATGGCGGACGCCATGACGGTCTGGAACAACGCCTTTCAGCGGTTCTGGGGGCAGGCCTGGCTCGGGCGCCAGGCGGTGCTGGCTGTCACCCGCGCCATTGAGTTCCTGGCCGACCACGTCCAGACGGTGGTCGGCCTGCTGGCCCTGACCGGCGGCGCCTGGGGGTTGGTGAAGCTGCGGGCTTGGCTTCGGTTGGCCACGGTGCAATCTGGCGGTCTTATCCGTTCGCTGGTCTCCGCCACGCGCGCGGCGATCGGGCTGGATACGGCCATGGCGCTACGCCGCGGCCCCGCCGGCGCCCGACGGATGCTCGCCCTCTGGAACCGCGCGCTCGTGCCGATGCTCCGCATGGCCGCGCTGCTGTACACGATCTACCTGTTGATGGACGACATCGGCGTTTGGTATCGGGGCGGTGACTCGATGCTGGGCGACCTGATCGGCCCGGTGGAGGAGTGGAAGGACGAGATCCAAACGGTCAAGACTTTCCTCATACAGATCAAGGACATGCTCGGCGGAGCCGGCAAGGACCTCAAGCCCTGGCTCAAGGGGCTCGGCACGATCCTGATCATGGCCTACGGGCTGTGGAAGATCTTCCGAGGGTTTTTGTGGGTCCTGGGCGTGGTCCGCGATGTGTTCGTGTTCTTGGCGACGCGGGTAGTGCCAATGCTATGGCGTGCCTTCGTGATGACGCCGTGGGGCCGCATCGCAGCGCTCGTCATCGGCGGCCTGTGGCTGATCTGGAAGTACTGGGATCAGATCAATAAGGCCCTGGGTGACGCCTGGAACTGGCTGCGGAGCAAAGCCAAAAGCACCTTCTTCGATCCGGTCCTCGAGTACATCGACGCATTGTGGACGTTCTGGGTGGGGCTGGTGAGGGGCGTCGTTGCTCTGTTCACCGGCGACTGGGACGGCGCGATCGCGCATTGGCGCAACGCCTTCAGCGGCTTGTGGAAGTTCTTCGAGGATATCGGCGGTCGCATGATCGCCAAGATCCAGGAGATCGGGGCCGCCATCACCAAGTGGATTACCGACAAGGTCGAAGCGGCGGCTAAGTGGCTGGAGCGGCTGCTGCCGGGGGACATGCTGCCCGACGACCAGAAGGCCGCCATGGCTGCCCCCAAAGAACTGCTGGGCAATAAGGCTGTCTGGCAGGCGGTCGCCGCCGGCGCGGGTGTTCCGCTCGTGTCGGCCGGCGCTGCCGTCCGCGCCGGAGCGCCTGGTGGGCGAGGGCCTATGACCGTAGAGATCCACAACGAAACCACGGTCAACGCGCCTGGCGCTGATCCGGGTGCGGTTGCCGGCGCGACCGCGCGCGGCCTGGCCAACACCCAGCGGCGCAGCATTGACCGCCTGGCAGCGTTCCTGGACTTTCATACGGGCGTGGAAGCTGCAAGATAGGGGTAGAGCCGAGATGAGCTTCGTGTCGATGGTGTTCGGATGGGGCGGGGGGAGCAGTATCGGAGTGCTGCCCCTGGACGCCCTGATCAGCGAGAGAACCTCGCTCAACAGCCGGGCGACGGAGTATCCGGTCGAGGACGGCCCGCCGGTGACCGACCACGTCGTCCAGGAATCCGAGCTGCTTACCCTGGAAGGTTGGGTGACGGCGGCGGAAGCCTCGTTGCTGGGCGGGATGAAGACAATCGCTTCGCGCATTGGCGGCCATGGCGGAGGCGGCCGCTCCAAGCTGATCGGGGCCAAAGAGGCACTGCGCAAGATCCACGCAGACCGGCTGCCAGTGACCGTCGTGACCGGCTTGGATGTCTATGTCGGGTTCGTCATGGAGCGGTGCGATATCGACCGCAACAACGAGGACGGCGAGCGGTTCAGTATCAGCGCGGACTTCCGGAAGATCCGCAAGGTCGCGATGCGCCAGGCCGTGATCACGCCCGAAAAGGTCAAGGGCAGCGTGAAGGGCAAGGCAGACGCCACCAAGACCAACGCCGGCAAGGCGACCCCCAAGGAAGTGTCGGTGCTCAAGAGCGATACCGGCCAGCTCATCGGCAAAGTCAAACAGGTCATCTTCGGGAAATGAAGCGATGTTGCAGATACCGATCCTCGATGCCAATGACAGCCTCACCGAGGTAGAGCTGGACGGCGTCACGTTCTTTCTGGGCCTGTCCTGGAACAGCGAGGCCGAACGGTGGACGCTGTCCATCGAGAACGCCTACAACGAGGTGATCGTCGGCGGCATCGCCGTTGTGCCCGATACGCCGTTGCTGGCGCTGTATCGGCACTTGGCGGTGCCGGCCGGCGAGCTGGTGGCGCTGGCGCCCGACCGGCGCGATGCAATCGACCGGGAGGCTTTGCCCGCCGGCAAGGTGGCGCTGGTGTACGTCGAGGCGGCTGAGGTGGCCCATGGCGCGGTTTGATCGCGTGTACCGCCTGCTGGTGGGCAAGCCCAACCAGAAGGGGCTGGAGATCCGGCAGCCCATGCGGGTCACCTTCGAAGTCAGCAAGGACGCCCAGGAAGAGCCCAACGACCACAAGATCAGGATCTACAACCTGGCCGCGGACACTCGCCGGGCGCTGGAAGAGCCGGGTTTGCGCTGCGTGCTGTACGCCGGCTATGCCGAAGAGGGCGGGCCGCTGTTGATGGCGTCGGGCAGCGTGGTTTACGTCTACACCTGGTACGAACTGCCGGATGTGGTGACGGAGCTTGCCGTGAAGGACGGCTACACCGAGGTGCGGGACACCGCCGTCTCGATTGGCCTGGGGGCGGGCGCACAGGCCAGCGCCATCATCCGGGATGTGGCGCGCCAGATGGGATTGCCCCTGGTGATGGCCGACGACGTGCCCGACCGCCGGTGGCAGCAGGGGTTTTCGTTCTACGGAGCCGCCCGCACCGCGCTGCACAAAGTGACGCAGGGAACCGGCCTGGAATGGTCGATCCAGAACCAGCAGGTGCAGGTTGTGGGCCGGCGCGGAACGACCCGTCGCAAGGCGGTGGTGCTGGCGGCCGACACGGGATTGATCGGCTATCCGGAGCGCACGCGTGAGGCGGCTCGCGAAAAAGCCCGTGTGCGTGACCGCCAGACAAACGACGACGTGCGTCTGGTCAGCGCCCGCCAGCAGCTCGACGGCTGGCGCGTGACCTCGTTGTTGCTGCCTACGATCAATCCTGGCGACCTGGTCAAACTGGAGAGCCGCACGGTACAGGCTTTCCAGCGGGTGGAGGCGGTGCGTCACTATGGCGACAGCGCCGGTGGCGACTGGCAATCCGAGCTGCAGCTGGTCGATCCGCATCTGCCGCATCGTGAGAAGAGAAAGACATGAAAAACCCGATCGCAGGGCTGCGGGCCCTGATCGACGCCGAGCTGGCGGACGTGTACACGACTCTTCCGGGGGAAGTCGTGTCCTATGACGGCGTCACGGTGACCGCGCGCCCGGCCCTGGCCAAGCGCCTAGCAAACGGCGAAGTCCTGACACCACCCCAGATCGTCCGGGTGCCGGTCAGGTGGTTCACCGGGGACGTGAACGGCGCGCAGGCGCTCATATCCGTCCCGCTCAAGCCGGGCGACCCGATCACGCTGTCGTTTTCGGCCCGTTCTATCGAAAACTGGCTGTCCGGCGAGGACGGGCCGCCCGACGATCCCCGCCAGTTCGATCTGTCGGATGCGTTCGCCAGCCCCGTGGTGCGGCCGGGAATCGCCAGGGCCGATACCGAGAATCTGAGCATTCAGTACGGCCAGGCCTCGATGAAGCTGTCGCCCACCGGCGCACTGAGCTTCGTGGTGTCCTCCTGGACCGTGCAGGCCGAGCAGACGACGTTCAACACGCCGCTGACCGTGAACGGGCCGCTACGGTACACGCAGGGATTGTCCGGTGAAGGAGGCGAGGGCGGCGCATCGATGACCGTCCGAGGCGGTGTGGCGTTCGAGGGCGGCCACCTTACTCATGACGGCAAGGACGTGGGCGCCACGCACGTGCATCCCAACGGCATGGGCGGAATGACGGAGAAACCTGTCTGATGACGATCGATCTTGCACTGTCCGACGACCATGACCTGGCGCTGGACCTTGTCGGCCGCGCTTCGCTGATCGACGGCGCCGCCAAGGTGGCGCAACAGATCAAGGTGACGCTGCTGGCCTTCCTGGGCGAGTGGTTCCTCGATACCAGCTTCGGCGTGCCGTACTTCGAGGAAGTCCTGGTAAAGGCCCCCAATCGAGCCGCGGTCGAGGCTGCGTTTCGCGCACGGATCGGTGAGGTCCCCGGCGTGTCCCGCGTCCGGCGCCTGGGGCTGGAAGTCGACCACGGCCAGCGGCTTCTGCGCGTCTCCTACGAGGCCGACACATCGGCGGGCCTGCTTGCCCAGGTAGTCGACCTGCATCGCCCCTGAACCCATTTTCTTGAGTAGTCCATGGCCTACGGTCTCACGCCGGACGGGTTCGTCCGCATGCGCCTGCCTGAAATCCGGCAGGAAATCATCGAAGACCTGCGCGCCCGGTTGAGGGCGGCAGGCGTAAACGACGCCGTCGAAACGCGGCCAGACAGTGTCATCGGCCTGCTGATCGACACCTTCGCCGAGCGAGCGGCGGCCCTCTGGGAGCAGATGGAGGGTGTTTACCTGTCGATGTATCCCGGCTCGGCTATCGGCGTGTCACTGGATCGGTCGGTTGCCTTCACCGGGGTGACACGGCAGCCCGATCAGCAGGCGCGAGCCTATGTCGTCCTATATGGGACCGAGGGGACAGCCGTTCCCGCCGGCGTTCTGGTGCGCCACCGGGTCAGCCAGAACCTCTGGGCGCTCGCCGGGGATGCGCAGATCCGCAGAACCGCCGCCGCGGATGTCTGGCTGCGACCCGTGGTTACGCCCGCGTCGTTGTACGAGGTGGCCGTCGATGGCCACGCCTATTCTTACACTTCGGGGCCTACCACCAACCTGCCGGTGATCCTGGCCGGTCTGGTGGCCGCGTTGGCGTCTACTGGCCTGGCCGTTTCCAGCGACGGCGCGGCTATTCGCCTTCGAACCGATGGCCGAGTGGCGCGCGCTGTCACCTGGTCGCCGACCTTGGACCTGGTACGCCTGGGTTCGCCGGCGCTGGCGGTTTCGGCCGACCCGTCGGAAGAAGCGGCCGCGCCAGGCGACTTGAACGGCATCGTGACGGCCGTGGATGGTTGGGATGCGGTGGAGAACCTACAAGCCGGCGTCCCGGGTCGCTTGGCTGAGAATGACGCCGCGCTGCGAGCACGATATCCCACCGGTTTGTTCCGCCTCGGTGCCGCGACCCTCCCAAGCCTCGCGCCCAACATCCGGGATCAAGTGCCTGGCGTGCGGGCGCTGCGTGTGTTCCAGAACACCAGCGACGACGTTGACGCGGCAGGTCGGCCGCCGCATTGCATCCATGTGGTCGTGGACGGCGGCCTGGATGACGAAGTCGCCCAGGCGATCTTTTGGACCAAAGGGGGCGGCATCGATACCCATGGGGCGACGCGCGCCGTTGTGACCGACAAGCAAGGCGCCCGGCATCCCATCCAGTTCGACCGGCCGCAACGGGTCTTTGTCTGGGTGTGGTGCGCGGTGACGCTGCTGCCGCCCTCTGAACAGGCGTTCCCGCCGGATGGATTCGACGCGATCACGGCAAGTCTCGCCGCGGCGGGAGATGGCTTCTCGATCGGGGACGACGTGATCCGCCAGCGGCTCTTCGGCGCGATCTACCGCACGCCGGGCATCGCCACGGTGGATCTGCGGCTGGCCCATTCCACCGATCCGGCTTTCGTTCCCCGCCAGGCCGACTACACCACGTCCAACATCGACATCCTGGATTCCCAGGTGGCCGTGTTTGACCAAACTCGCATCAAGGTGACCTGATGGATCTGCAGCAAGACCATGCCGGCATCGCTTGGTCCCACTGGCTGGGCCAGTTCCAAGGCAAGCCGAGGCTTGAAGCCTTGGTCAAGGCGTTGCTGAAGCCGGCCGACGGCCTGCAGGGCGCCTTGTTCGCCATGTATGAGCAGCGCTGGCTGGATACGGCCGAGGGGCGGCAGCTCGACGGCATTGGCGAAATCGTCGGGCTGCCACGCATGATCGATGACGCGATCTATGTGCGGTTCTTCGGCTTTGCCGGGCAGCCAAATGTTGGCGGCTTTGGGGAAGTGCGCTTGCGCCGAGCCAACGAGCGGTCGGTGGCCGGCTCGACCCGGCTGCTCGATGCCGAGTACCGAAAGCTGCTGTATTGGAAGATCGCCTTGAACAACGGCCACGGCACGACGCCCGAAATCATGGCCTCGCTCAAGCCGATTTTCGACGTCAACAACGTGGTGGTGCAGGACGCCGGCAACGCGAAGATCCGCATCTGGGTGAGCCGGATTCCGGGGCCGAACGACCCGCTGATGGTCAATCCCTACAAGTGGGTGCCGGCGGCGGCTGGCGTGGGTGTGCAAATTATCTCCGGCTCAACGGAAAAACCATTTGGCTTTCGTGAGCAGGGTTTCTACGGTTTTGGCGCCGGCGTGCTGGCGCGGGAAATTCACTGATGGCTGAAACCAATTTCTTCCAGCTCTTCAAGGCGACGTGGGCACAGAACGGCACCACGGACCGGATCTCGGCTGCCCAGTACAGCACGGGGTGGGCCTACATCGGGTCGTTGCCGCCGACGGTGGAGCAATTCAACGCTGTCCAGCAGTTCACGGATCAGAAGCTGACCTGGGTTTACCGGCATTTGGAAGCCGTGGCCACCTTGACCGGCCGGGAGCTCACGGCGGCGGGCAGCGATGCGATCTCGTATGCATTCCAGAACTTGAATGCCTCGAGGCTGACCGCTGGCACCGTGCCGGTTGAGCGCCTGCCGGAAAGGGCCCCATCTATGACGGTGGGCGCGGCCGCCAAATGGGAAACGCCCCGCAATATCTCCATCAGCGGCGGGGCGACGGCGCGAGCCAAATTGTTCGACGGATCCGCGGACGTGGCGCTGGAAGTGACCGGGTTGAGCATGAGCGCGGCCACGGGCGTATTGCCTCCAACGCACGGCGGGACTGGCTTGGATGAGATTCCCGCGGGCAACTACTTGGTCGGGAATGGCAAGGGTGCCATGATGTCCAAGACGCCGGACCAGGTGAGCGAAGACCTTTTTATTTCCATGCGCGCGATCGAGGCCATAGGGCAATATGGCCTGGCTACGGACAATGGTGTCGATGTGAGCAATCGCCTGACCGACCTGGATGATCTAGATATCAAGTCCGGATTCTATGTAGCTAGGGGCGTTCCGAGTCCGAGAAACTGGCTCGGGTCTGGCTTCCTGCTTCACAGGCTGTACGACTCCAATGGTTTTCAGATGGGTTGCGCGCTTGGCAGCGGCATCCTGCAATTCCGTGAGCGCGACCGGGGTGTATGGAAACAGCCCGTCAAGCTGGCCAACCTGGACAGCCCGGCGTTCACCGGTACGCCTACCGCCCCGACCCCGGCGCTGACGGACAACAGCACCCGGCTCGCCACTACCGCCCATGTTGCGGGCTCCGTGCGCGCTGCACTAGACGCATATGCCGCCACCAGGGGGCGTTCGTCGGCCCAATTCGGTGCGACGGGCTGGTGGCGCTGCGGCGATACGGGACTTATTCGACAGTGGGGCATCTCGCAAGTCCCCGGTGACTCGGAAGCTTGGGTGACGTTCCCTATCGCCTTTCCAAATATCTGCCTGGGCGGATCGGCGACGCAAGGGGGCAAGTTCAGCGTATTGAGGGATGCCGGCGCCGGCTTGAACAACCTCAATTCGACCGCAGCGATTCTTCGCAATGGTGTCGGCGAAGCCTCGCCGATGTACTGGGAAGTCTGGGGATACTGATGACGACCTACTATTTCTCGCCCAGCCGGTTGGCGTTCTATCCGGAAAGCCTGCGTGACGTATACGAGGCCAGCCCTTCCGGGTGGCCCGAGGACGGCCTCGAAGTCACTTCTGAGCGCTACGAGCAACTGTATTCCGAACACCAGCAAGGGCGCGTGTTCTGCACTGGGCCCGACGGCGAGCCGATGACAAAGGAGCCTGATCCGCCGACGCCCGAACAACTGGCCGCTACTGAGCGCGCCTGGCGTGGTGCGCAACTGGACGCGACCGAGGCTCTGGTCCAACGCCATCGAGACGAGCTCGAGAATGGGGCCAACACCACCTTGAGCGCTGAACAGTACCAGGAGCTGCAGGTGTATCGCCACGCCCTGCGAGAGTGGCCGGAGACGGAAGGCTTCCCGTCGACCGATCTGCGTCCTGTGGCGCCGGCCTGGCTGCCACAGCGCTGACCCGGCGCCCGCAGCCGCATTGCACATGGACCGCCTCGGCGGTCTTTTTTTCGTCCATCCGGGAGGCAGCAATGCGACCCCATCAAAGGAATTTCTGCATGGAACCCACATCTGCCGGCTTCGGCGGTGGCGCCGCGGTGAAAGTGGCGCTGGCCTACGGCGCACCTGCCGCGCTGGCCGCCATCCTCGGGCTGCTGATCATGCCGCCCAAGACCTCAAGGGAGTTCACCGTGCGCTCGATATGCACGGTGGCGTGCTCGTTCATTTTCGGGCCAGCGCTGGCAGTCGCCGTCCTTACCTGGAAGCCCAGCTTGATGGAGGCCATGACCTGGCTTGCCCGGCATGGGGCCGACGGTGACGACCTGGCGCTGGCCAGGTTCTATGTCCTTGGGCCGAGCATGCTGCTCGCGGGCCTGCCGGCCTGGTGGGTGCTGGGCGCCTATATGCAGTGGATGTCGCGCATTCGCGAGGTCGGGGTTGTCGCGTGGGTGAAAGAGGTGCTGGCGCTGTTGCCCTGGCGCCGGACTGGCGGGGAGGGGTGAGCATGGACTTGAAAGAGGTTGTGGAACGGGCGATAGAGCCGGCGCTGGCGTTGCTGCCGGCGCGGATGGACACGCCGGCGGCGCGGGTCATGCTGCTGGCCATCGGCCTGCAGGAAAGCCGCTTTGTGCATCGGCGCCAGATCGGCGGGCCGGCGAGGGGCTTCTGGCAATTCGAGAAAGGTTCGAGAGCGAGCCGTGGCGGTGTCTGGGGCGTATGCCTGCACCAAGCGAGCAATGGCCACCTGGCGGTGCTGTGCAAGGCCCGTAGCGTGGCGTGCGACCCGGATGCGATCTATGCCGCGCTGGAGTATGACGACGTGCTGGCCGCCGGCGTGGCGCGGTTGCTGCTTTGGACCGATACCAAGGCGCTGCCGGCTATCGGTGATGCTGACGCGGGATGGGCGCTGTACCTGCGCACCTGGCGCCCCGGCAAGCCCAAGCCGGACAGCTGGCCGCCGCTCTACCGCCTGGCCGCTGCCGAGGTGACACCGTGAGCGTTCTAACGCGCGCTGCGGGCGCGCTTGCAGGCTGGAGGGGGTACGCGGTGGCGGCGCTGGTCGGCGGGGTTGCGGTCGGCGCTGCCGCGTGGACAGCGCAGGGCTGGCGCTATAGCGAACGGCTGGCGGTTCAGCACGCGGCGCGGGCAGATGAGGTTGCCGAGGGCCAGCGGCAAGCCCGCGAGATCCTGGCACGGCGCCATGCGGATGTCGCGGAAATCAACGAACGGAACGGGCGTGCCGAGTGGGTCGCCTATGGAGGGATGCGCAATGCGCAGATTCAAGAGGAAGGTTTGCGGGCTGATGTTGATGCTGGGCGCCAACGGCTGCGCGTCCGTGCCGCCTGCCCCACTGCCAGCAGTGGAGTGTCCGAAGCCGGCGCCTCCTCCGGCGTGGATCATGGAGCCCGCGCCGAACTTGATCCCGCTGCTCGATCGGATTATTTCGCCCTCCGAGCTGGGATCCAACGGCTGACGGCACAATTGGAAGCGTGTCAGGTTCGCTTTCGTTGAGAGGATATGACACGTGTGGCCATGTTGGCTGTAAGTGTTCGCAATGATGACAGAAGTGAAGTTTGTGACTATTCTTGTCTGCTGTTGTCTAACTAGAGGCGATTATGCAGTCACAATTAAAATCACTGTCAAAGCTGTTCTCGGAGACGATTTTTCGTATCCCAGACTACCAACGGGGGTATTCGTGGGAAGAGCGCCATCTTAAAGACTTTTGGAACGATATTGAACAGTTGCCAGCTGGAAAAAATCACTATACCGGCGTACTGACTTTGGAGCCGGTTTTGGCTCAAGATTGGAAAAGTTGGTCCGACGATTTATGGATAATTGAGTCGCGGCAGTACCAACCACTATATATCGTTGATGGTCAGCAACGTCTGACAACAGCGATAATACTCCTTCATGAAATATTGTCATCGATATCGGATGATGAGAGTTTGAATTATTTCACAAAAAATGAAATAAGAAAGAAATATATATTTGAGTCCAGGGATGGGGGAATATCTCGTTCGTATGTTTTTGGGTACGAAAAAGATAACCCGAGCGCCGAATATTTGAAAGAAGTGGTGTTTGAGGAGGCCTCAGAGAATCATTCGGTGCTGGAGGCCACTAGTTATACAAAAAATCTGGGTATTGCCAAGGCTTTCTTTGGAAGAAAAATCGAGAAACTATCCATTGAGCAGAAGGAGCGTCTTTTTGCGAAATTGACACAGAATTTTCAGTTTAATGTATTTTATATTGAGCCTGATCTCGATGTGTTTGTTGCCTTCGAGACTATGAATAACAGGGGTAAGCCTCTTTCGCATTTGGAACTGCTGAAAAATCGTCTGATTTATCTCTCTACCAAGTTTGACGCCGATAAGCATGAGCGGGAGCGATTGAGGAAGGCAATTAATGAGAGCTGGAAGACTGTTTATCACTATTTGGGGAAAATGGCTTCCCGAAAATTCACTGATGATGTGTTTTTATGGGCACATTTTTTGTGCTATTTTGGACCGAAATTGGTTGGGAAGTCAGAGCAGCAAGAGGAGGATAATCGGCGATATTTGCAAAGAAGATGGGGCGGTGAGGCGTTTAAAGAGAAGCTTCTCGATGATATTTTTACTCCAAAACATTTGACTTCGGATGACCCCGAAAAGCGTCTGACAATTGACGGCGTCTTTGGCTTTTCACAGCATATTAAGCAAACCGTGAAGGTGTACCACGACGTAGCTGTGCCGGATGCGTCTCGATGGTCAGATCAAGAAAAGATGCTATTGAGTAGTATCGTAAGAATTTCTGAGCTCGCCATATTTGCGCTATCCATTGCTGTTATGCATAGCATTAATGAGGTCGAGCGTCGAATACCCTTGCTTAAGGCTATGGAGCGATTCGGATTCTTGCGGCGATTTAGTTCGTACTATTTTAGTTCTATTGATGTGGAAAGGCTGACAATTGAGCTGTTGGCTCAGGAGTTGGAACCTGAGGACATCATCAGGACTCTTCAAGCGATGTCGGATAAATTTGTTCGATCTCCCGAGTTTGTTGAAGCGCTAAAGTCTATTGGAAAAAATAACGGTTATTATGCGTGGGGGCCTCTTAGGTACTTCATGTATGAGTATGAACAACACCTTCGGACTTTGTCTAAAACTCAGCGTCAATTATTGACGTGGGGTGACTATGTGAGAGAATCCTTTGAAATTGACCATAAAACCGTAGAGCACATCTATCCCCAGCGCGCGGTGGATCCGTACTGGAAGCAAAAATTTACTCAGTATTCTGTTGCGGAAAGAAATACTCTTCGGAATTCACTAGGCAATCTTCTCCCAGTGTCTCATCCAAAAAATTCTTCGCTGGGAAATAAGTCGTTTCTCATAAAAAAGGGTGGTGTCTCAGCACAGGCCGGATATAGATACGGCTGCCTTTCTGAGATTCAAGTTTCTCATGAGGAGGATTGGGGAGCGACAGAGATCCTGAAGAGAGGGGTTCGTCTGCTCGAATTTATGAGCATGCGGTGGGATATTCCGTTAGGTGATGCCCAGAATAAAGTTAAAATTCTTGGGCTCGAGTTCGTGACTCCCCGTGAGGGAGTGTCCCTAGATACTCTGTTGGCGGATAAGCTAAAACTTCCCACGCCTAAGGAAATTGCGGCTGCCCAAGATCCTGAGCCGATTGAGCCTACTTACGACGAAGACGAAATGGAAATGTAGGCATCGCGCGCGTCGGCCGGGATGATGCAATGCTGGGTCCGGCGTCAGGCTGGCCAGCAGGTCGTTCTAGATGTTGCCAGCACACCGCCAGGCGGACGTGTCTGATTTTGGTAGCGCGGCACCGAGCAGGCCACCGCGAAGGTGGCGCGCATAACAAAAGCCGGCAATTTGCCGGCTTTGCTTTTGGTGTCGATGGAGACTAGGTCTCGGCGAGGAGAGTTCAGTTCTCCTGACCTTTGCTGGCCTCTGGCCTGGTTTGCGCGGCTTTCTTCTGCGCAACTTTTTTCTTCGTAATAGCCGGCGTTGCCTTTTCAGGTTTTTTGGCCTTCGGTGCTCCGCCGAGTCCCTCCTTAGGAGCGTTCACTCCAGGAATCTGTGGAGTTCTCGATCTCAGCCTGCCTTCGGCGGCTATATGAGCTACGGTTTGCAGCGGCTTGAGGAGGGCGTCTCGAGTGGTTTGTACAAGCTGAAAGCTGTTGTCTCTACCGCTCTGTTGTTCCGGGGGTTCGCGTTCGGCTGCCTCAGCCCGTTCGACAAGTTTCAAAAGGACTTGCTCCACCAAGCTGTCCAAAGAGGCTGCCGCCGCATTCTTCTCATCGAGCCGGCGTAACAACTCCATCTCAAGTGTCAGGCCGTTTTGCCGCGCGCTGTCCTCCATACGGGCAACGAGGTCTGCTGGAAGAGTCAGACTTACCGATTCGAATCCTTCAGGCATAGGAGGGAGTTGGTTGTCTCCCTGCACCGGCCCCTCGCCCGTAGCCAACCATTCGATCGTGACGTTGAGTGCAGCGGCGATCTTGGAGAGCGTCTCTGGGCGGGGCGTGGCCCTACCAGACTCATAGCGTGAGAACTGAGTCGGGGCGATTTCGCAGACTTTTGCTAGCTGGGTCTGCGTCCATCCCAGGGCTGCGCGAGCATGCTGGATGCGGCGGCCTATGTCGCTAGATGAGTACATAAAAGTACATTTTTGTGTTGACAGTGATGATTTTGTGAACGAATATGTACTGGTACTTGAGCGTTATGTACCACTATTGACGGAGGTTAACCGTATGGGCGAGGAGCGGCAAGCTATGCAGGTAAATGCTCAGGAGGCTGAGCGATGAGCAAGGTCATCCCATTCGACTTCGAGTCGCGCCAGATCCGTGTGCAGATGGAGGGCCATGAGCCGTGGTTCAACGCAGGGGACGTGTGCGACGTCCTGGGCTATGCCAACCCATGGGATGCGCTAGCCAAACATGTTGAAGAGGATGACCTCGCAAAACGCGAGGTCATCGATGCACTTGGGCGGCGGCAGCAATCGAACCACATCAACGAATCTGGGCTGTACGCGCTCATCCTCAGCAGCGCCAAGCCTGAGGCCAAACGTTTCAAGAAATGGGTGACTTCCGAAGTCTTGCCCTCGATTCGGAAGACCGGTGGCTATCGTGCCGCGTCGCCCGTACGGCTGGTCACCGAAGCCGCCCGAGCCTTCCCCCCGCTGTTCCGTGCTGCCCGGTTGCTGGGGTGCGACAAGAACGCGGCGGCTATTGCCGCCAACCAGGCTGTCATGTCCGCCACACAGGTGAATCTGCTACAGCAGTTGGGCCACACGCATCTGGAAGCCGAAAACCAGGAGGCGCTTTTTTTCACGCCGACGGAGTTGGGCCAGATGCTGGGCGGCCTGTCGGGCAGAAAGGTGAACCTGTTGCTGGCTGAGGCTGGGATGCAGGCCAAGCGCGGCGACGAATGGGAGGCGCTGGAGGCTGGGCAGGCCTTCGCACGCATCTATGACACCGGCAAGAAGCATGGTTCCGGCGTGCCGATCCAGCAGGTGAAGTGGTCGTCGGCCGTGCTGCCGCTGCTGAGGAAAGAGGATGTCGCATGAGGCGCGGCCAGGCCGTGGTGAGCACACCGCGCATCTACATCATCCAAGGTGGTGATGCTCATGAGAACAGTCTCGTTAGAGACCAAAAAGTCGCACAAAGAATTTGGCTCTCCGGACCAGGTAGGCATACTGATCTTGCGGACCCAATAGGAAACGCCCCGCTGGCAGCAACCAGCGAGGCGTTAGGTCTGTGACAAGCCCTGTAGGAAGGAAGAATCACAAATGGAAGTTAGCACCGACTCAAAATTCGCTCAAGCGTCCCAGGCGCCGGAGGTTGCCTATCTACCTACCGCTGGCCTGCAGCCCGTGAAGAACGCCGCGCGGCGAGGACGGTTGCCCCGCGGGGTAGCTTCGATCCGTAAACCTGCTGCTGCTGCGGCACCAGCGGAGCGGGTTGCGCAATCAATGACTGACCCTATCGAAGCCGTGCGGCAGATGTTGGCCTCGATGCAGGCATCGCTGAATTTCGCGGTGGCCGTGATCGCGGAGTACGAGAAAGCTCACCGGCGAGCGGGGTAGGGGCGGTCATCGGAGGCAGGCGCGCGAGTATCAACTTGGCGCCGGCGCGCCACCGCGGCAATGAACGTGGCGGTCAATGCCTCGATCATTGCCTTGTCCTCGTCCGGAAGGGTCGCCCAGCGCTCGGGCGTGATGGTGTCGAAGGGCCAGGGATGCATGCGGCAAGACTATTCCCATGCCGTTTGTTTGTCGTTGAAATGGTTGGGAATCTAAGACGTGATGCTACTGAAACGGCTACTGGGATGACCAAGTCAACCGTATGTGTGGCTAAGTAAACTGAGCAGTAGGCAAGCATCCAAAAAAGCGCATTTCTATCCTATTCCGGATCGAAGGCTCCGAATTCGACCTTCCATTGCTTTGTTGACTCTGATATCTGCGAACTGTCATTGCAGAGAAATCCGAGGGCTCCAAGGCTATTTCCAAAGACCACTAGAAATGCGCTAGTGGTCTTATCGCCTGAGACTGCATAGCGATATGAAAATTGGGTCGACAGATCGACGTTTGCTCGTTTCTGCTCGGTCTGATGGGGGAGTCGTCGAGCGGCCTCTTCAAATGCATCTTCCGGAGTTGGCTGCCCATTTGAAAACCAGCGCAGGAAGCCGACTCCTCGCTTAGGCAAGATAGTTCCTGTATGCATGTAGTGCAGACTTAGCAGGAGCTTCCTAAAGCACGTCTCGATAATTCCCTGTATCTCGGGATGGCGGAGCGTCACAATCGGCACGTCGCGCCACAACTGGCCCGGGTCAGGGCGAGCATTCATTTTGCGGAGAATCGAGCGCTTTTCTCCATTTGACAGTATCAGCGCTTTCATCAACTCCGGGTGTCTTATCATTTGCCCGCGCACTTGTCGCTCCAGTTCCTCTTGCGCGACAGGGGATGTAGCCGCATCCTCAGGAGCAAGTCGGCAGATTAGTCCGAACATGCCCTCAATGTTCGAGGTGCGACGTTGATGTCAACGCCGGTTGAAAACTGACCCCTTTGTCGGCGCTCGCGCCGAAGTAAATTTGACCCCCTGGGGTTGAAGGGTTATTGGGCAGCAGTCCGAGCCCGAGCCGGGCTGTTGCCGGCTTTGCGCTTGTCCTTGAGCCGATAGCTTTCGCCACTGATCTGCACGATGTGAGCGTGATGCAAAAGGCGGTCGAGCATGGCTGCCGTGAGCGTCTGGTCGTCGGCGAAGGCGCTGGCCCATTGAGGGAAGGGCAGGTTGCTGGTCAAGATGATGCTGCCTCGCTCGTAGCGCTTGGCG